AGGCGTTGTTCTACCATGAAAGGAATGGCGGCAGTGTCTACATTGGGGAGATGGATTTGAAAAAGCACGACTTCCTTCCGGGTGCGTTCTGCAGTTTATTGTATGACCCCAACCCGTCCGTTACGCAAGTGAGCAGTGTGCCGGAGGAGAGCGGCGACATCGTGGTTAGCATGCCCAACAAGATCTATAACTCGGAGGTCAACAACCCCTTCTTCTTCCCCACAACGGGCATCAGCACCGTGGGAGTGGGAGACCTCGTGGGTACGGCCACCGTCAACGAGCCCGTGTCTCAGGGTCAGTTCGGCTACGCCGACATCTACCTCTTCTCTACCGATGGCATCTGGGTGGCGAAGATAGATAGCGAGGGACACATAGAAAACATCAACCCCCTCTCGCGCGACGTTTGCACAAATCCAGACAGCATTATACAACTCAACAAAAGTGTCCTCTTCACTACCGCTCGCGGCATCATGCAGGTGTCGGGCAGCAAGCCCGTGTGCATCTCGGACATGCTGATGGATGCTCCCATCGACCTCTCCACCCTGCCCAACATAGACCAGGTCGCTGGCACATTCCAGCCGTCGGAGTTCTCCGCATTCCTGCAGAACTGCAGGATGCTCTACGACTACGTCCACCAGCATGTGGTGGTGTTCAACCCCTCCTTAGGTGTCAACAACCTCCCGCTCTACAACTACGCCTACGTCTTCTCGCTGCTCTCCAACAAGTGGGGCATGATGCATAGCACGCTGGCATCTGCCGTCAACTCGTACCCCGAGGCCATGGCCATGACGCACGACAGGAAGTTTGTGGATTTCTCCTCGGGCAGCATCATCGAGGGAATCCTCGTCTCGCGTCCTATCAAACTCGGAGCGGCCGACATCATGAAGTCCATCCACACCGTCATCCATCGCGGCATGTTCAGGAGAGGGCATATCTCCACTGCGCTCTACGGCTCGCGCGACCTCTACGCTTGGCATCTGGTGGCATCCAGCACGGAGCATAGGCTGCGGCACCTGAGGGGTACGCCCTACAAGTACTTCCGCATCGTGGTGGTGGCCAACCTCACGGATGACGAATCGTTCACCGGCACATCAGTGGAGTTTGACCTCCGACATACCAACAAGTTGAGATAAGAAAAGGTCGGCACATGACAGCCGACCTTTCACAACCAATAAAACACATACTATGCTCAAAAAGTACTTTTCTTCCGTGTGAAGACGAACTGACGCACCTTGGCATGCAGTTTGCTCAGCATCGAGGTGCTCAGGACAGCATAGGAGTCCACATCCTCTTTCTTGGTGTACATGTACCATCGGGATAGGATGCCGTAGACAAAGAAGAAGAAGAGCATGTTGTCTAGACTCGGCACGAGCAGATTGTTAAAGGTGTCAGGCACGTTGAGTTCCAGTTTGTAGAGGTCTTCGGTGTCGACAACAGAGGGGTTGGGGTCGTCGGGAGAAAGTCCCATGCCCTCCCATTCGGTCATATACGACAACAGTAGTACCAACTCGGTACGGCATTCGTCGAAGTGGCTATTGAGGATGGTCTCGTCCTCGTCTATGGTCTGCAGGCGATCGTAGTCGGCTGGGCCATCGGGGTGCTTGGCTCCCATGTAGCCCGTTCTCTTCGCCACCTCCTCCATTACGGCAGACTTGCTCGCGGTTAAAATTATCAGCATAGATCTCTACTATTCTTTTTTTTCGATTTGCAAAATTAGTAAATCCTCTACTACAAGGTGGCATATCTATTGAAACATAGCAAGCCCTCGTCCGTCATTCTTCTTGGGCAAGGGCTTGTCTCTCCGTTTTGGGCGATGCTATTTCAGGTGGTAGTCCCTGATGCAATACTTCTTGTCGGGGTCGGTGAGCAGGTCTACGGCCATGTCGTGGACAAAAGGAACCAACGTGTCCGCTGGCACTTTGTTCAACGGCTCGCCGAGCATTCTTGCTATGCTCTCGCCAAAGTCCGTATAGACCTGATTCATGACAACCCAGAGGGCGTAGCGGTTGAAGACGCTCTCGCGCTCTATCTCTAGGTGCATGGCCTCCATGACCCTCTCCCATGTGGCGTAGTCCCATGGGGCAGTGGGGACCATGCTACGAACCACCTCCATGGCCTCGTTGCGGGTGAGATACTGCCGCCAGCGGATGGAGCATAACTCCTCGATAAACTCCTCGGCCAACTCCGGCTTGTTCTCAATCATCCACGCCATCATCTTCTTGTGGACTTCGCCAAAGGTGTGCATCTGCTTCACATCGCCCGAAGCGGACATCATGCCATATAGCATGTTGAACTTGTCTGTCATCTCTTGCTTTGTCATTTCTTGAAAGTTTTTGTGATTCTTTCCAATATTTCACACATTGGAATGTTTTTGTTTATTTCCCACATGCCGGGCAATTAATCTTTGGCACCGGCTTGGTCGTCTGTTTCCTCGGTGTAAATACCTTCATAGCATTTGTTATATAATGTATCTATAAATCCACATAATAACTCCAGCCATACCGCAGCATAGGCGCACACGAAGGACACCGCTACTGATGCTATCACACCATCGCCACTGAAGAGGGAGCAGGTAAGCACAACCCAAAAACTGGCACACTTGGAGCAGTTCATGATGGGTATCTTTCGACCTATCACGTCCTCGACGGCCTCCACTAGTCCCAGATGGTTGGCGAGGGTGGCGGATAGCACCAGCATGACGATGTCGTACCAATACATACCTTATGCCGTGGTGACGTTGAACGAGGTGGTGAGAGCCACAGCGTTGGTGACGTTGCAGCAGTCGCTGAGGTTGGTGGGCGTGGCCACTACCGAGCCACCAGTGACGGTGGGAGCGGCGGCGGAAGAACACGGCACACACATGGTGACGAAGATATTGTCGGTGACGGGACACTGGTTGCAGGGGCATTGCTGATTGCATCCACACTTGTAGGGCATATAGGTGACGCTGCCGCTGACAAGCACGTCGCAGCAGAAGACTCCATTGCCTACATCATGCGGTGCATTGAGCACCTGATAGCCAAGGTTGGCACTGATGGGGTAGAAGCCGTTGGCACATATCTTGCGGTTGCCGCAGGTGTAGTGAGTCAGGCTCAACAGATAGTTTGCATTGGCAGCAGTACCGCCGGGGACGAGCGTCAAAAAGTCTATCTCCGTCGTTCCGTTCTTGCAATTACAACTCATAACTCTTTGTTTTTTCTAATTAATGGTCTCGGCAGCCTATTCTCTGCACCGCTGCCTTCCTGTGCTTTTCATTCATCCGACTCCGCCATGGGGTTGAAGACTCCGCTGTCGTCGTTGTTCATCTTCTTCAGCAGATCTTCCATGCGCTCCAGACGCTCCTCGTATTCGTCCATCCTCTCGGCATTCATCCTAGAGAACTGGGCGGCACAGAACAGGCGTTGTTGGGGCGTACACCTCGTGCAGTCGTGCGGACAAGTCTTTGTTTCTGCCATCACTTGAAAAATTCAATGATTCTACTCTTGACAAACGGGTTTCTGTCCCAACGGCTCACGGCCTCGGTTATCTTCCTCGCCGTGACGGCACGCCCTTGTTGGGCATGCTGGTTGATGAACGACACTATGGCATGCCTTGCTGCTTCCACCTCCTCGGGGGACTCTGCATAGATGTTGAACTTTATTTCGTAACCATTCATATTATTCATTTATTGGAGGGAGGGACTCGGCAATGGTCTCACTCGCTTTTGCACCTTTGCCCATCAGCCCTCGTATCAACTCCACACCCTGTATCAGGCCGTCTTGGTTCTCGCGGATGAAGCCGACCAGGCCTCCTACGGTGTCCTTGGTCTTGTCTATCCATGTAGGGGGAACGGGGTCGAACATCGGCAACTCCTCCATGTCCTTCATGTAGAAGTCATAGAGTTTCTGTGCCTCGTCAACGTTGCCCCTCGATGCCATGATGCAGAACTGCTTCAACGAGGCTTTGCTAGTAGGGTTGAACGATTGTACCATTTCCATCATCTTCTCTCGGTGTTTACGTTTGAACATACCCGTTGATTTTAGGTAAGCAGGAGGGCCACAAGGGAACAAGCCTCATGTGTGCCCTCCATTTTTACCATTTAGGCTCCACAGCCACAACCAGTGGCAGGGCATCCGCAGGCTTGGGCATCTCGCCAAAGCGCCACCTTCTGGGGGTTCTCGCTATACTTGCCAGTCTGCAGACCAAGCATCAACTGCTGGGTGGCGTTGAGTTCGGCCTGCTGCATGGCGGTAAGAGTGCCTTGCTGACTACCACTCACGCTGTCGTTGACGGTGTTGGAGAGAGTGATGTCGCCATTGATACGCTCGTTGCGCTCGGCAGCGACAGTGTTGGCAAGGGAGCCGATGAGGTCGCGCAGACCATCGTTTTTCGCGGCGGCAACTTCCTGTGCTTTCTTGGCCTGACTATTGGCATAGAGCCATCCGGCAACACCAATGACGGCAGCACCAATGCCGACACCAAGACCGGCAATGCCGACACCACTAGGGCGGCGAGACTGCATGCTACCGACCTTGAACTGCTCATACGGGGTCAGCCCGTAGTGATTCATTTCTTCTGACATGATTCTTCAGTTTTTGGGGGTTAATAATTACTTTCTTTGAAACCGATTTCGCCCACAAAAATACATCATTTCAAAAGCAAATACTAATGAATACTTAAGCCCACACAACCATCTGGTCATGTGGGCTTTCAGCAGTACTGGGAAGTACCTCTTTCTATTTGTCGTTGTTTCTGAATTGCTTCTTCTCCGTTTTTGCCTTGCTCGCTAGGGCATAGAGTTGGCTCTTCAAAAAGCCTATGGGCGTGTTGCCTATCTTCCGCATCTTGACGCCCTTGCGGTCGAGGTATTCTTTCATCGTTGTGCGTCCGCCTATCTTCAATATTCGTCGTGCCTCGTCATAGTTGGCAAAGTCATCTTCCTTGAAATATCCTTTGCTCTCAGCATTGACCTACTCAAGGAAATGTGCTATGACCTCGGGGTTGCACTCTCCTCGTCTCAGGCGCGCCAACGCATCCTCCAATGCCTGCTCCGCTATTGCCGTGACGGCATCCTTGTGCTCTTCCATTGCTCCAATAATCTCATTACTTTTCTCGCCTTCATATAATGGCGTATGGCAAGTGTCAGCGGTATGGCGATGCCCATCGTCAGGATCGTGGGCGGCACCACCGACATGATGTTGTCAGGGATGAAGTCGAAAATGACATCTAGGCACGCTATCGTGTCCTCGACAAGGATGGCATAGGCCGTCCACTTAAGGTATTTGCAGTGATAGACACCCTGCTTTGAGATGCATAGGCAGATACAAAACTCCACAAGCAGATAGTATACCTGACTCCATATATTGACATGGAATATGGCGGCAACAAGATAGCATAGTATAAGGTATACCGCTATCAACGTGACCGACCATCGTATGAAAACCATACTCATCTCTTCTTCCCGCCTTTGGTGTTCCTTGCCATCTTGCCCATCATCGTGTTACTCGCTCTTCGGTTTGGTACAGACGCGGGTTTCTTGGGTGCAGGTCTCTGAGGCTTGGGTTTGGGTTTGTCTGCCATATATGTAGGTTTTAAATGAGTTTAATCCACCATTTCTTGGTCTTCCATACTATCAAGCCAAGGGCTGCTAGTATGGCGATGGCTCCCGACCACATTAGGGTCTTCTGCCACCAGGATAGAGGTTTCTCTACCTCCACCTGCACTTCTACAGGTACTGGCTTCTCTACCTCTCGGATGTGTGTGGTAGTGTCGATAGACTGGTTCTGTTGGTTGTGGGTCTGGTTAGTCAACTGCTGCTGCATAATAACCAGCATCCGCTCGTATTCGGACACCTTGATGCCCATCGCCTTCAACTGCGCCCGCAAAGCGCTGTCGGCCTCACGGATAATGGTGTTTCGTTCGATAATCGTCGTGTCGTGGATAACCTCTCTTTCCTTATGACTACTAGCAGAGGAATCGGTGGTGTGCACATGCTCCACGACACGCACCGTGCGGCAAGCAGAGAAACATATTGCTGATGCTAGCAAAATGATAGGGAGTGCTTTTTTCATCGCTTCAACATTTCGTCCAAGGCCGTCTGGTGCATCCATTCCGATACATCAAAGCACGGACACCCCTTAATCCATTCGTACTTGCTTATCACACCGTCTCCGTTGGTATCTGGCGAGTAGTCGCGGTGTCCTTTCACCTCTTTGATTGTCGGGTACATATCAAGCAGTATCTTTACCAATTGATAAAGGGCATTGTCCTGTTGGTAGTTGCGAGTGTCCTTTGCCTTGCCGTTTTTGTCGAGGCCTCCCACATAGCAGATGCCTATGGAACCTGTGTTATACCCAGTGGTGTGGGCTCCAACCTTGCTGATGTCGCGCCCCTCGTTGATGCTGCCGTCGATGTATATGACATAATGGTAGCCAATGCCAGCGAAGCCGCGCTGACGGTGCATCTTGTCTATCTGCTCCACCGTGACGTTCTGTCCTTCCTTGGATGCCGAGCAATGGATGATGATACGGCTGATTTTGCGACTGGTCTTTTTTGACCTGATTTCTTGCTCTTCCATTTACAAGTCCTCCGCTTTATCTTTCACTTCGTCGGCGGCTACCGATATGCTAGTCGCCCCGTGACTGATTTTCGCCTTAACGCCAGCCTCCAGATACTTTGGGATATTCATCACAAAGTTCATCAATGTAGCCCCTCCTAGTAATTCTCCTGTGGCTGCAAGCACCGAGGAGTCGACTATGGCGTATGGCGGTATGAAGAACGATGCAATGATGAGTACCATGCTCGTAATCATGGCCGCATGCATGTACCACGGCGTTCCTTTGATGATGTCTTTTGCCATTATTACTTACTTTCTTTCAGGATGCAAAAGTACACATCTTACAAGACAAAATTGCTATATCTATTGAAAATTCACATTGATTTTTTTGATAAGGCAGTCACCGAAGTGACTGCCTTTTGTACCTACTTTTTACAATAACTAACTACATATTTTTCTTTGGATAGCCTGTATTATATAATGATGTTGTTTTTACAAATCAATTTGATGTCTTTGTAATTTTCAGGGTCATTATAAACGGGTTCCGCATTAAGTATACACGAATCAACAATCATTATACTTTGTTCACTTTCGTAAGCAATAGAGGTAGCACTTATAGTATTATTAGCAAGAACACAGTCTTTAACTATTACCTTTGATGATTGAGCATTACCACTATAACCTGTATGATAGTCCACAGATGTGTCTATTTTAGATTCGAATTCACAATTATCTATGATAACCAGACCTTTGTTACCAAGACCGCCACCTATACACCTAGGTGTATTCCATACATCATTAGGTAATGTTTTATGTATAAATTTACAATTTTTAAAGATATGAGTATAAGAGGTCATACTTAATGAACCCATCTCGTCATGTACGCAATATCTTACATTATCAACAATGACAGTTATATTCTCTACCCTAATAGTACTATGACTAGTAGTATATCCAATATTTAATGGCGCAAAACTTTCAACAAGAGCAGGGTCTGAACCATTATATAAGCATTGCAATACAACTTCTCCCACACCTTTGACATCAAAAAGAATCTCATAACCGCTACCACCTTTTTGCTCGGCGTTTATATTATAAATACCATCCTTTATTAGTAGTAATACCTTGTCACCACCATAAACGGCAGTTAGAGCAGCGTTAGCAGCTGAATGAAAGTCGTTGTAATCTCCTGTATTATCACTAGCAAGGGTAATAATAGTATCGTACTGATTGATTGTTTGACCCACGCTGTGCCCTATACTTGTGGTGTTGATACCGCTGTTTATTTCATCTATTTGTCCCTCAATACTATTAGTATTTTCAAGAATAAAAGCAAAACACATATCAACAGGATTATTAACTACACCTGTTGAAACGATAATATTAGAACTTTTATAACCTTGTGAAGTTGATGAAAAGAAAACAGAGCCATTAACTCCTATATATTGGTTATCGTTAAGTGTAATAGTCTCAAAATCAAAGACTTTTATTGACCTATCTTCTGATACATCATTTATGGCAGAGCCAATCAAATCCCATGTAGCATTATTGCCATCAATAGTAACTACATAAAAATTGGTTGTTCCTCTATATGCCCTATATCTTACCCTATTAACTTTTTTAATTTTATTAGTCTGCGGATATTCTACCCAAATAAAATCAGTAGTAGTTGTAGTTGAATTGATATTGGACATATCTTTATCCACATTATCTCTCTCGTATATTTTACCCTCAACTGTCTTACTTTGTTCGTTAAGTTCATCAATAAGCAAATTTGCTTGTGTTATATTTGCTTGGTTTATCATTCCCCTAATAGAAGGTGAATAATCAAGAGAGTATTGCTTGTCTGTTAAATCAAAGTTAATGAGAGTTTCGGGATAAGTAACTCCCTCAGTACCATCTATTAAAGCATACCCTAATAATCCGCTACCATCAGTTCTTGTGATTGGGAATATACCAATTCGATTGTTGAAATTAACTCTCGCTACTATTGTCAAATTATCACGATGTCCAAAATTTATATAACTTAAATTCGCTTGAATGGGTTTGACTTGATTGATAAAGTCAATACCTTCATTAATTCCTTCCTCATTTATGTAGATTTCTTTCAAGAATGGAAATTGAAGTAAAATTTGACTTTCAATATCATACTCATCAGTACCTATATGTAGTTCTACGCCCCCCTTACTTGTATTTTGTGAAATGGTAACTTCCGCACCTTGTTTCTGCCATTCTGAAGCAGTAGTTGTGAAAGTGTCAGAAATAAGTCTATATTGCACATACTTATTGTCAGAACTCTGTATGAACTTAATACTCATACCACCCTTTCTAACTGCAACAGGAATAAGAGTGTTAAGATTAACATCAGAGAGTAATGCAGAGAGTGATTCCCATTTACCATCGTTGTTAGGGCCTGCTGTAGGATTCTTTGCTGATACATCATATATGGCACCCAAAGCAAGTTCATTCTGTACTCCACCACTCTTCACTAAATTATCACTTTCAGCAGTAGGCTCACTATCAATACCTACATTCTTCACCTTCTCCCCGGTGGCGAATTTCTCCACCACGCTCTTGGCGTTGAAGTTAGTGCCGTCGTAGTACAAATCCAGCACGTCGTTATCATCCCATGTGTTGGTAGATGATGCAATGGCTCCGTTATAGTAAAGGGGCTTCGGGGTGCTCTGGTTGATGCTCAGCGTCGGATTGGCGGCACTATTCTTGTTGGTGAACTTCACCTTGATACTGCCGCCATAGGGGGCTGTGGCGGGCAACTGATAGCCGCTAGCGGTAACCGTCTTGGCTGCAGTGGCCGCTGCAGTGCCGCACTCGTAGTAGCCGGTGTTGTGGTACTGCGCATTCAAACTATCGCCGACCTCAGCGTTGATCTGCTCCTGATACTTGCCTTTGGTCTCGTCATAGATGGCATCAGCCGTTGCCACGATGCCGTCAGGTGCTACGCTCTCCAGAGCATTGCCAATCTTTCCCTTTACTATATCTGCCATTGTATATTGTCTTTTTTAATTGTTCTTATTATAGTCTTTGTTTTCGTATGCAGCAGGCTTCTCAACTTGCCACCACACTCAATGCCGTGCCTGCGTTGTATGTGTTGCCACTCTCATAGATGGTATACGTGATGCCACCGATGGTTTGGTTGGTGTAGGTGTTCATCACGAAGGGCGCACCGCCCATGGTGAAGTTCGTCAGGCGGCCGATGTCATCCGGCACAAGGATGTAAAGATGCACTCCGTTGGTTCCTGCCGGAACGGTGGCGGCATAAGTCCCTGCTGCCGTTGTGGTGGGGTTCTTCTTGGTCAGTCCCGTGCTTGCCGTTGGCTTGCTAGCGGCAAATCCGTAATAGATGGGATAGCGAGCCGTCAGCGGGATGGCGGCATTGAGCGTCATGCCGTTTATCGTACCCTCGGCACGATAGGTCTTGCTATTGGTGGTCATCGTGACAGTCTGCGTCAGCGCATAGGGGTTGTTGCTGCTAGTGCCAAGCGGCGTATTGCCGTCGAAAAGCGCGATGGAGACATGGTTGCTTGTGTTCATCGAGCCCGTGAGCACGATGCTCGTTTGGGAGCCTTTGTGGATGACGCTGGGGCTCACGGACAACGACATCTTCAATCCTGCGGCCAAGAGGTCAATCTTGTTGTCGAGGCGCGTGCTCTGCAAGGTGACGTCGACGTTGTCCCACATGGTATCGTCGTCCCAGTCTTCCTCGACCTTGTCGCCTTTCCAACGGTAGGTCTCCCATCCGTTCTCGCCGAGGAACGTCAGCACCATGCCCGGCACTTGGTAGTTTGCTGCCACCGATGCAGGTTCCATTTCGGCAATCATGTCACGGACGGCATCCAACGTGGTCGGCAACTCCAAGGAGAACAACTTGGTGGCGTTGACATAGAGGTGAGAATGCAGGCGTTCAAAGTCATCAACGTCCATGTCGATGTTGAGCGTGAGGTCGTCCTGCACTACCCACTGCCCCTCATTGGCAACATACCCGACGATGCGAGTCTCCTCGCCAGTGGCACGGGTCACCACTCCTGCCAACCATCCGTCAGCAGGGGTGGGGTAGTGAGAGAGCAGTTCTTCGTAACTGAGGAAGATGCCCTTGTTTACACCCCTGATGCCGTTGGCTTCGACAGTACCTTTGATTTTCACGTCGTGGTCAAAGGTGGCCTTTCCGCGGAGGACCATGTCTCCTCCAACTGCTATGTCGTGACCTACAACGAGGTCGCCTTCTATTTCGTCTACATTGTAACTCATTGTTTCGCTATCTGTAATAGATTGTTTGCTTGTTCGACGAGGGCAGCGGCCTGCTGCGTCTCGCCCATAGTTGTCAGCGTGGCCGCTGCCACCGTATACACTACGGCGGCATAGCATTGCTCGCTGATGTCCACTCCGTCGTTGGCATCTATCTCCGCTATGGGGATGTAGACGGCACGGCTCACGGTGGCGTTGGTTGTCTTGCATGAATAGAATTCCAGCACCTTGCCAAAGGGCTTCGCGCCTATGGCACATACGGGACGCTGTGCCGTGCCTCGGAGTGCCTTGATACGGCTGCGCTGCAGTTTGTACTCGGGACTGAGGGTGCTGATGGCCTCATGCACAGGCCGCTCCCAGTCGCTCATCTCAAAGACCACCAGCCGGAGGAAGTCGTCGGGTAGCAGCGTGTAGCCGCATTCCATAGGCTCCCAATGGATGGTGGCTCGGAGGTTGTGCCCTTGCTCCAGCATCCAGTAGGGTGCTGCCAGATGCACGCTATCGACGGACTCCAAGATCTTAGAACGGATGATGTCGTCCAACATCAGGGTCTCTTCGTCGCCGTTGCTGATGAGGGCGTTGTCTGCCTCATTTTGGTCAAGGCAGACACGCACATCTCTCAATATGTCTTCGACTTGTTTTATCATGTCAATATATGACGGGTCTTATTCGGAAAAATCGAATACCACGCCGCACTTCTTGCAGGCGGCTTCAAAAGCATCCTTGCTGCGAAGTTTCACGGCCGTATAGCCCTCCTCGGGGAAATGTTCTTTCAGCCACTCAACGGCCTCGCTCTTGTCGGAGACCTTCACCTTCTGCTTGCCGCCATCAGCGTCAGCCTCTTTCTTGACGGGGGCTTCGGCAACGGCAGGAGCGGCAACGGGGTTGTCCTCGCGGACGGACTCAAGGTAGAAGTCGCGGTTGAATCCGCTGCTCTTTTCAAGGGCATGCTGCACCTTCTCGTCGTTGGTGACGAATTTCGCGGTAGAGTCGATCTGAAGTCCTCCCCTGAAGTTCACTTCCGTGGTTTTGCCCGACTCGTCGAACAAGAGCACTTGGAGACCTTTGAGGGTATAAGTCTTGTATGTTTTCTTTGCCATTATGAATTGCTTTTTGTTTATGAAAAGAAGGGCGGCGGTGAATGCTGCACCACCGCCCGAAATTTGGCCTTTGGATGATTCTGTTATGCGGCAGGAACAATCTTGCGATGGCACGGCAGGTTCTCCAAGAACAAAGAGTAGGTCTCGTGCATACGGACGGCATTGTCCACACGACGCTGGCCGGTCTTGTTGAGGTCGAGGTTGGTGGTCTGCAGGGGCTCCATGATGTACTTCTTGACGAAGTTGGGGTCGATGACCATGCCGCACTTGGAGAAGTAGCCCTCAAACAGGCTGCCCATGGGCTTGACAAGGAGTTCGCCGAAGGGGGTCTCAATCTTGTAGACGCGGAGACCGAGCACCATCTCAGTGTTCTTGGCTTCCAACTGCTTGGAGTAGGAGGCGGCGTTGGCAATCTGGGCCAGCAGGTCGTTACCTGCGAACAGCAGACGGCGGTCGGCACCATTGTTGCCTTCGAAGATGGCCTTGCCGATGGCGTTCCAGTTCTGGTCGGTCATGGCCTGCGAGTAGTCCACGCTGGTCTGATGGTTCATCTGCCACCACAGACCAGTAGAGAGGTGGACGAGTTCGCCCTTGGCGTTCTTCGACAGACCGCCGACACCGAAGAGGTTGCAGAGTTCCATGCCGCGCTTGAAGTCCCAAATGGTCTGCTCCTTGTAGACGGAGAAGTCCATGGCGACTTTCTTCTTGAGGAGGCTGTGGATGACGGACTCTTCGACCTGCGTCATGTGGGTCTGGTTGAAATACTTCCGGTCGGAGGGCTGGATGTTGAAGCCCTCAACGGAGGCCTCAAGTTCGGACACTGCGGGGGACAGGCGGCAGAGGATGTAGTCCTCGCCGATGTTCGGCAGGGCGGCACTGAGGGTTCCGACGCGCTGGACGGTAATCCTGCTGTTGGCGTTGTCGATGCTCTTGATGAGGCACTGCACGGGGACGTTGTTGCTATCGAGCATGGGACCCACATCTGCGCCGGAAGAGATGGCGTTGATGATGAAGGTGTCGCCGGGTTTCCACATGTCGATGTTGTCTACGCTGAGGACGTTGGCGATACTCGTGCCAGCCGTGTAGGCGGCGGCTACGGTGTCGCGAGTCTCGCGGGTGCCGATTTCCCATCCACCTGCTTCCCAACTCTTGCTAGTCTCGTTGTTGGCGATGCTACGGGTGAAGGTGTCGATGGGGGTGTCCTGAGGGCGGACTTTGACAATCTGCTTGTCGAGGTCTTCCTCAAGGTAGCCCTGCTCCACAACGGTGGTGCTGGGAGCGGATTTGGACACAACGGTAGTGCCGTTAGGCTCGTTAGTGGCGGTCTCAGTGACTGCACCAGAGCCGGGGCCTACGATGAAACGCATGAAAGGATGAAAGTTCTTTTCCATAATCTTAATTTTTTATTGTTTTTTATTGTTTTTATTAAAATTTCCTACGTGGCAGGTCGTCGAAGAAGCCCTTCCGTCTTGTGGTGGGTACGTTCACGCTAGCGGCACCCATGGCGGGCATGCCGTCGCCCTGTCGGGGTCTCCGAAACTGCTCGTCGATTTTCTCGTTGCGTCCTGCTATCTCGCCTTCCTTGCGAGCGTTCTCGATGTCGGCATCGCGATGCAGGGCTTTCAAAGCCATGTCGATGGTCTCGCGGCTATACTTGCCTCGGACGGCATCGTCCAGAATGCCCGTCAGCCATTCCATGGCGGCATCGATGGTCTCGTCCGTCAGCCCCTGCTCGTTCTTCACCTGCTCGATGGTGTTCAGGCTCTCGGCGAAGTTGGCGTTGTACTCGTCATCGATGCTCTTCTCGCGAGCCAGACGGTCAACATAGGCCTTGTTGGCCTCTGCGAGTTCCTCCTGCTTGGCAGGGTCGTTGATGAGTTCGGTGATGCCGTCGATGCCCACCATCTCCACGAGCGTACTCCAAGGGTTCTCGCCCTTCATGATGCGCACGAAGAAGTTGGCGGCACGAGGGTCTTTGGCAAGTCCCTCATTCAGCACGTTCTCACGTTCTTGGTACTCGCCCAGTCGCTTGTCATAGTCCGCATAATCGTCGTCAATCTGCCCAAACATAGCCTCCTCTTCCGTGAAATCGCGGTCGGGGTAGCGAGTGCTCAGACGCTCTCGGACATTGTCTCTGCGGCTCTTTTTTACTTGATTTTCAGCCATTGATAAATTATTTTATTGATTTCATAACCCAATGATTCAGATGCAAAAATATAATAATGATAAGGTTAAGAAAACATATCCTTTAAATATGTTTGGTTATATCAATAATTTTATGTATCTTTGCACGCGATTTCAGCAACAACCAAAACATATTCATTTCCAATGAAACACAAAGGCAATTATGTCGATTTTACGGCTCAGCGCAATAGCGAGTTGATGCGAGCCTTCAAGAAAGCGTATTCCGAGTTCCCATCCAACGACATCCACAAGGTCTTTGAGATTGCCGTCTCCTACCCATGCTCTAGGTTCTGGGTGTCGGAGGAGCGTGCCATGCTCGTCATCTCGTCCCTGATGAAAGGTCAGCCTATCCTAGACACGATGCTGCCGACGAAGAGGGAGATGTTCATAGAGATCTTGAAGAGGTATCAGGCGGCAAGGAAGAGACAACCCAACAAGCCGTTCTTCGACATCGTGTTTGACATCGTTAACTCGCCTGCACCGAAGTTCTACATGACACCCGGCTCCGCGATGGTGACATACTATAAGATAAAGCAGGGACACTACAACAACCAAAAGCGTATTCACCATTAGTTATATCGTGGCCTCGGAGACCACCTTCCTGTTGAACGCCTCGCTGCGTTCCTTGAGGTTTATTATCTTCGGGAGTTCCATCTCGTTCATGCTTACCTGCAGACCTATGGCTCTCGTCATAAGTCTATCGTCGTGGTAGCCCTCCTTGGCGGCAAATACGCCGTCATCGGTCTCGATGTAGGTGTAGTATTCATCCAGGGCTTCTTTCTCGCGCTCTATATAGAGTTTCTCCCTCAGTACTGTCTTGAGGTTGTAGATGACAACTTTCTTCGTCAGTCGGTTGGTGTGGTAGCCGTATTTCTTGGGCAGTTTCTGCTGGATGTCCTCGGCACTCTGCTTGCGGGCATAGAGGTTCTTGTATACGTCTGCTATGAGCGTCAGGATATACTCGGCCTCTCCGTCCGTCCTATTGGTCTCTAGGGTGTTGCTCTCTATCACAAGGAGGGCGTTGTTGTAGTAGGATGCTATCTGTGCGGATTTCCATGCCAGTTTGTCCATGTCTATGTGTCCGTGCCACTCTGCCACCACCTCGGGGAGGTAGCCGTCGATAACGCCTAGGCGGTCTATCACAAGGATGTCGGCAAAGTCGGCTTTCTCCGTGTGTCCCTTGCATACGTCGACAACGACAAGGTAGCGGTGTGCCACCTTCTCCGTGTCGCTGTCCTTCTCCACATCGCTCCATATCTTCAAGCGTCCGTCTTCCTCTTTCTTGAATCGGACGTTCTTCAATGCGTTCTCGCCCTCGTCTGCCGTTCCATAGATCTCTCCCACCATGCGTGGCGGTCGGCATCCGTTCCTGAACTGCTCCACATCCTCGTTGGGGAAGACCTTGCGTCCGCTGAAGGTGAAAGCCTCCACATCGTCGCTCGGATACTCGCTGGCCATACCTCCGTGGCTTGTGAACTTGGTGCGCTCCTGTATGTACCAATGGATGCCCTCAAGCGATGCTCCCTGATTCCATAGCCACCACAAGTATGTCCCCGGCTCTTCGCGCTCGTTGTTCACCTCGGTTTTGTTCCGATTGGTATAAAGACTTCGGGCAAAGGCTTTCTTCTCCTCCTTGCTCTCAAAGGCCAGATGGTATTGCTCGATGTCAAACCAAGAGACGAACAGGGCTTCGAACTGCGACTCTCCTTTCTTGGCGGATAGGTATTCGTGGTGGAAGAAGTTGCCCTCGCCGTTGGGGGTGCTTTCGTACACAATCATGGTGTTGGGCTGATAGAGCACACCCGTGGTGGCGGAGCGGACGATGTCTTCCGGGTCGCTCTTCTCCGTGGCTTTCCACAAGCCTACCTCCGACAAGTGGACAAGGTTGTAGTCGCCAGCACGGCTGCTCTCGGTGCTCTCGGCAGTACCTATGTTGATGTCGCAGTTGCGCTGCGGCACTCGGTAGATGCTGCCTGATTTACCCACACCCACCATCTTCTTCTCTGCCTCGTTGTATATGTCGCCCATGGCATGGAGCATCTTCACGGGGTATGCCCTAATCATCTTGTCGAACATGGCCTTGATTTTGTCCGATGCCGATGAGAGGTGGGCGATGATGAGGGAGTTCAAGCCTACCTCATGCACCATCTGCAGCCATGCCATGTACAACTGGACACATGTGGAGCCACCCCATTGGCGTGCTTTCAGGATGATGAGACGGATGGGCTTGTGGGCTTTCCGCATCTTCTCCAAGCGTTCCACAAGTCTTCGCTGGGGTCGGTTGAGACGGAAGAGAACGTCTTTGCCGCCGCCTTTGCGCTTGATATAGACAAATGTCGCTGCCCAGAATGGGAAGTCGTGCTTGATACGTATACGCACAAACATCTCCACCACCTTCTCATAGGCCTCCTCATACATCTCGGCAGTGCCGGTCATGAGACCTTTCAGCAGTTTCTTAACGCTGCCCGCCTCCTGCAGTTTCTTCACAAATGGCTCGTCCATCATCTCTACGGGGAGCCATTGGGTGGATATGGGATAGTCGGCGATGGTGAACTTCACTCGCTCGCCTACGCTATTCTCGCCTGTGATGGGATTAAATGTGCCAAAGAGAACAGACCGTCTGCGATCGTTCTCTTTAAGCATCTCCAGTACATGGGTTTCTATGTCGTCTCTTCTTCCCAAATGGTAGGTGTTGGTTTCTTACTATGCTACGCTCCTATCCCTCCAAGCAGGCATCAGGCCTCGCATCTGCTCGATGGACTTGGTGTTGGGGCTGAGGTTTTCCTGCACCTGATTGATGAGCTCGGGCGACACGCCTTGTGGCATCTGGCCCTGCTCCGCCTGCTGACGGTTGCTGCGGATGCTCTGCAGCAATTCGTCTGCGCCGGGGATGTCGCTCACGCTCTCCAACAACTGCTCCACGTCGATGGCTTGTGCTTCGAAGAGTTTCATGTAGAAGTCGTTGGCAAGGGCGCGGTAGACGGGGGTCTTGCGGCTCGGTGCTATGGAGACATCGACCTCGGTATTCAGCACCTTGCTAGGACTCACAGGCACGCCCTTGGCCGTGCGGCCTACGATGTCGATAACCTTCTTCTCGTCGTAGCACTGCTGGATGTTCTTCACGTCCTTGTAGGCGGCATCCTGCTGGAAGTCTGCAAAGCACTCAAAGATGTCCACGAGGGAGGTGGCGGCACTCTGCATCATGGCCTGAGCATGACTGCCGCTCTCTCCGGCAAAGGAGGCCTTGCCCTGCATGGCTCCGTTCACGCCGCTGATGTCTTCGAAGAACTTCAACTGCAGGCTCAGCAATTCGTGGATGCCTATGTTCGTGGAGTTGGCGGTAATCTGCTCGGGAGTCTTTCCTGTTTTGCTAGGAGTATAGACGACAACGCCGTCGAACTTCGCCCAAGAGTCGGCAAACTCCTGCGGGTCGCGACCATCTAGGCAGTCCTCGGGGACGAGCAGCACGCCCTTGGCACTGGCCTTGATGATGAAGTCCTGCAGCATGATGAGGCGGTTGGTGTAACGCTGCTGGTCTATGATGTCGGCAACAAAGGAATGTATCTCGCCATCGATGAAAGGATAGCCCTTGAAGACAAAGGGATGCTCCTTGTGGGCATAGGGTGTCTCGCCCTCTTTCAGGATGTCGCCCATGGGAGAGAGGTAGTAGTAGTACCAATAGGAATCCATAAACCATTCTACCTCGATATAGGGTATCTCCTCCTCGGGGATGCCGTTGGCGAGACCTTGCATGCGTCGACGCTCGTTCTCGGCCTTGACCATAGTGTTGTAGTCCTTGATGTCTATCTTGTATACCTCGCCGCTGTTCCAGTCGTGGCAGCGGTAGCGCGGCTTGTTCTCCTTGCGCCATACCTCGATGACACGGCAGAGGTTCTGGTCCATGGGGTTGAGGAAGTCGTTACTCATAGTCCTGTCACCATAGCCGAAATCGTTCCAACTGGCTTCTCCACTTCTGATGTCTTTCGCCTGCCCGTAGATTTCATCAAGTTTTTTGTAGTCTTCATCGGTATGGGCGAACTGCGCACAGAGGGCGTTGAAGTCGTAGTCATGGAGCATGCCGACAATGGTGCAATCCCATCCTCGGAAGTCGCGCATGTTGACATCCGGGATGAAACTATTGGGCTGCACATAGTCCGTCCAGCAGTCGTAACGATCTTTTCGCCAACCGAAGGTCTTGTAGTGTGCCACGAGACCACCTATGAGGAATTCCTCCATGGTGCGAGCCTCCAGTTCTCCCATGTGGTTCAACTGACGGTTGTACTGCAGCAGGGTGCTCAGGGTCTCGGCCTCCTGCTGCTCGTCGCGGTCGCGGGCAAAGCACGAGGGCTCCGCCTGCTGGTCGCGGAAAGAGCCGATGACGTTCTTCGTCAGGCGGCGGATGAGGTTGTTCTTCAGCGGCACGTTGCCCTGCTGCTTGATATACTCCTCTTCCGTCATGCTCACACCATCGACACAGATGATGTCGCTCCATTGGTTGCCATAGTGGTAGCGTTTGTTACGGTCGCGCTCCTTGCGGAACTTGTAAGCGGCCATGTAGTGGCTTTGTGCTTCCATCAATATCTCCTGCCCTCGCTGTCGTTCCTCACTATTGATGGCTTTGGCTCTCTCTACGCTGTCCATGCTCTCCCTGCCCTTGGGCATACGGACACGGCTCAGACGGTGCAATTTTGTTTCTGCCATGATATATTCTTGTTTGTTTCGATACTATTATACGGACGGCAAAGATACGTATACGCGCATATAGGAGCCTTTTATCTATTAAAGTAGTTGACATTGCCTTGCCATTATGTTGACATTGCCTTGCCATTGCCTTGGTACAAAAAAAGCGGAGCCTTGTGGGCTCCGCCTCGGTGATAAAGTTTGCACTATAGTTTCTTTGCCTTGTATCTTTTCGGTCTTTCTACATAGTGCATCATGTAGTCTTGGTAGGTTTTGAAGAGGCTGTTCCTTATCTCAAATGACCTCTGCTCATCAGTCTCGCCTAAAGCCTCAACCATTCTAGTGCGGTAGTCAATAAGAGTGTCCATGTTGCGTTGATACTCCTCTTGGCTCTTGGCTTTTGGTAGTTGCTTTGCCATCTCGTCGTACATGCCATCAAGAGGCTTGAACCAGTTGAAGATGTAAAGGTCACTCTTGTTATTAAGGATGTCCTCTTTCATCGCTCTGGCGGCTTGAGGGTCAGTCTTCCTCAGTTCATTTGCCTTCTTGTTATACTCCGCCAATTCTTTGTACTTGTCTTCGTAACGTTGGTAGGCTTCGTTCACCTCATCGCTTCCAAGAGGGTTCTCGTCCATGCGTCTCTTTATCTCTTTCTGCACCTCGGACTTCATCTTGTCACCAGTATAGCGCATGTTAATCAACTCTTCCGTGTCCATGTTCTTCATGCGTTCCCGGACGGCATTCATGCCTTTCTCCTCCTCCTTTTTCAGCAACTCTTCATCATCCCACTGCCACGGTGTTATCATTCTACCACGTTTGACCTGGTAGCGTGCGTAGCGTTCCACAAGTTCCTCGACGCTCATCTTCTGTGCATCTTCACCATTCATGCCTATCTCGTCGAAGTACATCTTCTTAATCTGGCTCTGCGGAACTTGCAGCACTCTTGTGGCAAAGATAAGAGCCTCGCGCGACAATTCCACATCGTTGCCGCACATGTCCATAGTTGCAAGCACGATGTCCGTCAGGCTCTGCGGGTTCACGCCGATGCCTGCCTGCACAATCAGGTTAAGCATGTCGTTAAGAGCCTCGCCTGCCTTCCCTTGTCCAAATTTCTGCATCATGGATGCGAGGTCGCTGGACAGCGGCATGTCTTTGTCAAGACTTCTTGGGTTATAGTCGCCCCTCACAATCTGACGGCCAAATTCACTCATCACATCACCACCGGTGAAGCCTTCCACACCGCCAAACATGCTCTGCGCCCAGACGTCTTTCCACATCTCGCTCTTCTCGTCATCGTCATCGCCAAAGAGTAGATACCACATCTTGCCTCCGAGGTTCCATGCAAACTGCACGATGAATCCGAAGGTTGCCACAGCCAAAGCGTTCTTTCTCATCTCGCGAGCCAGTCTGTTCTTTGCTGCTGCCTCGGCCTGTTCTTCAGGTATTCCTTCTCTAACCATCTGCTTGGTCTCATAGGCCAAAGTGTCTTCTCTTTGCTCCTTAGTAAGGTTGTTACCCAAGTTGCGAAGAGCACCAATCAATTGGCGTTGATAGGCCATAGATGCATTGCGGAATACGGTGAACATCACGCTCAGCCATGTCCTGTCTCTCTGCATCGTGGAGAGGAATCCGCCCTCGCTACTCTGCTGCGTCTCGTTGTAGGCTATCTCGGCATCCTGTATGGCCTTCTTCTCGGCATCCTCGCGCTTGTAGCCCTCTTTCAGGTATTCGTTAAGACGTGTCTCGTAGACGGCATGGGCTCCAATACTCACAGTCAACGCATCAACAAAAGCATTGGGTAACATGCCAACTCTTGCCACCTTTTGCACGAAGTTCGCACGGCTGCTCTGCCAGTCCATAGCGGTCTTGGCGAGTCTCGGGTCGCCACTTACTCTGCTCTTCCATCTCTCCTCAAACATGGGAAGATGTTTCATGCACCATTGGAACGAAGTCTCACTATTCTTTAGGTTGTTTGCTATGCTACGGAAGAAACCTTTCGCGTTGATGTATGGCAGATAGGCAGGCAGGGACAGCAACTGCTTCAATGCCGTGTTTATTCTGAACGACACTTTAGCAGACGTGACTCCCTGAGCAAACTCCAACGCTCCCTTGTCCAGTTTATGCTGCTTCGGATGATATGCTCCTGTGACCATCTGGCTCACCTCGTTGAACTTCTCCCACAACTCCTTGCCGTTGCCGTAGAGGGTTGTCATGTTCTGCACTTGGTTTCTGAATCGCTTGTAGGTGCGCAAGGTGTTCAGGTCGCGGTTGTACTCTGCAAAAGCGTTCCAATGCTCCATCTGCGCTACATGGTCAAGTATCACATGAAGAGCATCGGCTCCCGTCAAATCTAGGGCTAGGGTATTGGCAGTTCTCTTGATGATACTTCCAGTCCTTGTGCTGATACCCTCGTTGCGCTCAGGAGCATCGAGATCTTCGGGTTTCTCCACTCTGGCATTGGCGAGAATCTTCAAGGGGAAGTAGTTCTCTACCTCGGCCATGCTCGCTCCAAACATCCGCTTGTGGGTCTCATTGTACTCCTTGCGGGTGTCAACTAGGAATTCCTCCTGCAGCCAGTCTGCCAACTCTTTCAGTCGCGGGTCGAGGGCTTCTGTTATGGCATCAACATCAGCCTCCGTTATTCCCATCTTCCGCAACTTCATACGTCCGTCGCTCATCTTGTCGACCATGTAGATGTACATCAGGTTGCCTTGGTGTAACTCGTGCGGCTGCATCTTGCCACCATCCCAGAAGTCAACCATCATCCTAGGGCCTTTGGCGGCTTCTTTCATCACGTCTGCCCAGTCCTCAACTCCGTCGCCAAATACCTCACGAGCCTTGGCATCCAATATGGCATACTTGCTACGAACTCCACGAATCTCTTTCTGTCTAGCATCGATAAATCCACGGACAAAGCGGTTGAAGAGATAGCCTTCTCCTCCGGCACTCTTGTTGCCAAACAAACGTAGCATTTCAGTGAAGGTGCTTAAAGGAGCAAAGATTGTGTTTGCAGCCAGATTGTTCACCTTCTTCAGGAAGGTTGTATCCTTTACGTTATGCTCGTTGCTCGGCCTGCCTTCCATGTCGCTATTGGCATTGTGCTGTATCTCGGCAACACGTTCTTTCTGCGCCTCTCTCCATTCTTTCGCCTGCTCCATGCTTTCTCTCATCGTGCCGCCTAGATTACTTATGAGTTCCACGTAGGCTTTCAGTTGGTCAATCTTCTCTTTTCGGATGCCATCTTCTATGGATTGGATGGTTTGCTTTACCTGCTCTTTCTCTCTCTTCTTGTCATCGCTGATAGGATTGTCTTTGGTGTTCTTGTATTCAGTTTTGATATGGCGGGTCTTGATAGTCTTTGGCGTTCCATCCTTCTTCAATTCGGGATTACCATCTTCATCAAGTATCGGCTCTTCCTCGTACTCATATATCTTGCGTTCTTCCTCTCTCTTGTCACGCTCTAGGTCTTCGATGACCATTTCACTTGCTCTAATATTATCTATATAGTCAAGTGCCATCTGGAGACCTGCATGCTCTTGCATTGCTTCATTGGCAACAATGTCATCATCGCTGCCCATGCGCTCTTCCGCTTCATCCAATCGTGTCTCTACATCCTTGCGATTCATGTTGCGGGCTTTCTTGAACGTCTCCACCATGCGCTGACCTGCAACATCGAGTTGACCTTGCACCTCAACGCCTTTGGCATCAACGCGGCTTCCACGAATGCTCTCCAGTTTATGCAGAGCATCTTCGGCATGACGAAGTTGATTGTCTATCATGATGTCCATAACCTTCTGCAGGCCACCTTTGATATTCTCTTTGCCAGTGCTATTCTCTACGGCAGAGAGCAGTCGCTTCACCTCGCTAGAGCGTAGACCATCAAGATAGCCGCTACCTATCAATGCTTTTGCCAGCCTTGTGACTCGGTTCACGGTATTTCGGTCAAACTCCCTTTGCAGGCTCATGGCTTTGCGTAGGTTCTCAAGATTGTCTCCGATAGCCCTCATGGCATTGTCTCTTGCCTCTGCATCTGCAGTATTCCTAGATGCTTCTTTCAGTATGCTTTCGCTGATTTGCTCCATGTTGGGAGTATCGTCACCATCGCGGAACATCACGTCATCCTCGGATGCTCCTTCGGGGAGACGCTCGGCGATGCCGACGCGGAGACCTGAACGTACCAACTTGGGCAGGTTCTTGTCAATGTCGTCAGCCGGGAAACTCACGCTGCCGTCGGCGGCTTTCGGGATACCCAAGGCTTTAGAGACTGCATCGGCAGACTTGCCTACGGCCTTGTAGGTGTCACCATCATGGCCTAGTATTACCGCATCGCTCTGCTGCTCGGCGGCATCGCTCCACCATGCTCCTTTCTCCTGAATGTCCTCGTCCTGCTCCATGAGTTCTATCCACGGACGCAAGGCCTCTATGGCTCCCTGTATCTGCTCTTTCCTCTCGCCAGTGGCGTGGGGATATTCAAGGTAGGCATTCCTCAGGACGTTGCGAGCCTCTTCGATAGTGTACATGTCACCCTCTAGGCTCTCGACCCAATTCCAATAGGCGTTGTCCTTGGGGGTGTTCTCGGCATCGTCAGGGCGTTTCCTTTCACCTCCCTGACGCGGATGGGCGTAGTCGATAACTTCGTAGTCGCCCACCTTCAACTTGTCCTGCATCACCACGTCCTCGGCCTCGTCAACGAAACTGCGGAAGCGTCCCGGCTCGGTGAGGTTCTTGTAACTACGCCAAAGCAGGTAGCGGAGTTCGTTGTCGCTCAAGATTTCTCTGAACTTCTCGCCAGCGATACCAAGTTTATGCAGCATGTCGAAGAACAAAGTCTTGATCTTCGTCCACCATCCTGCATAGGGGCTGTTCTCGATGTTGTCATACTCGGTGTCCTCGGCTAGGCCTGCGAGGTATTCCTCGGTAGCGGTGCGGATGTCCCAATTCTTTTGCTTGGCGAGTTCGTTGATTCTCTTACGCACGTCGTAATCGGCAGCGGCATAGACGTTGCCTATGAAGTTGTCGAAGTTCTTGCCGAAGAGGGCACGCAAACCATGGTGTGCCACTCCTTCATGAAGTACGGTCTTCAGGATGTCGTCAACGCTATGGTGGTTGTCGAGGATGACGACGATGCGTCCGTTGCGGCGGTCGTACCATCCTTTCTTGTCCTTGCGCTGCTCACGCTGCTCTTTGGTGAGACCCTCCACCTCGTCGATGGAGTCCACCACAGTCACGCGGTCGGTGAGGTTCAACTTGTCGATGAAGTCTGCCACACGCTGGCGGTGGCGACGCTCTTGGTCTTTCAGCATCTGGTCGAACTGCTTCTTGGTGTAGCCTGCACGGCGTGCCGATTCCAGAGCCTCGCCATAGGTGCGAGCATTAGAGATGCCATCGCCCTCGCGCGACATCGCCCAATTGGCATTGTTCTTTCCGTAGACCTTTGACCATGTCTTGCCCTTGTTCGGGCCGTCAACCAGTCTGCCAGTGTTGTCGGTCTCCACGAACTGCACACCCAGTTTCTCCAACTCGGCACGCACGGAGGGAGTGACCACGTTGCTAGGCATCACGGCCACCTGACCTTTGATTTGCTCGGCGATGCTGGCGGCGACCTCGCTATCGGGGACGATACGCACGGGCTTCGCCCAGCGGCTCAGGATAACCTCGCGAGTGCCGCTCAACTGGCCTTGGATGACACCTGCCTTCCACTGCTTGGCTCCCACGCTGTCCTTGGCTTTCTCAGCCTTGTAGTCGGAGGTGAGTTCGCTTTCGGGTACTTCCATCTCCACCACTACGAGGTTGGGTCTCGTCTGTGCCTCGCTGAACTGGTCGTTGAGCATGGAGCGGCTGGTGTGGATGTAGGGGTTGTAGGCGGCTTTCAGCGACTTGCCGTTGCCCTTGTTGAGGGTGAACTTGCCGTTGTTGTCTGCCATGTCGGGACGCTCGTCGGCCTCCTCCCATACACCGAGGCGGCTGGGCTCGCGGAGTTGTCCATCGCTCTTGGCACTCATGGGCGGGTAGAGTTCTCCATCAATGAGTTGCATGGAGCGGTAAACCTTTACCTTCGGCTCGGCCTCCAACTTGGCAACCTTCTCGCGGTCGGAGAGCGGACGGGTGCCAACTTCGGCATTGTCTACCACGTTGTCGCTCTCGGGGTCGAGGGAGCGGAAATAGATGTCGTTGTTGTCAGGGTCAAAGTCTCCATTGTTTTTGGTGGCACTCTTAATCTGGTTGGGCTCAAATACAACATACTGATTGTGCACTTCAAAACCGTCTTTGAGGTTCTTGGCTATAACACCGTCGTAACCTTCGCGCTTTGCTTGATTGATAAGTTTATTCAACTCCTCATCAGCGTTAACGCTCTTGCCTTTATAGTCCATAACAAGCGGATTCCTCATATTAAGGTAAACCTCATACAATTCTCCGTTTGCGCTACGACGAGCGTACTCTTCTCCCCATTTCTTGCTATCGGTGAAGAAAAAGCCCTTCTTGGCACTCTTGGCATTTGTGGCCGTCCCCCTCTTTGATTTGTCAAAAATCGAGAATCCTCCATCGTATGCACCATGATAAACAACAAGCGGTTTACCCTCACTATCAACTACTTTTGAAATATTTTTTGCAGAATCAAAAAATTGTTGTAATTTTGCATCAACTTTTTCGGCACCAATATTCGCAGTTGCTGGGTTGTTCCCAGTGTTTACACGAGGATTGGTGCTGAATATTTCTATATCACTTACTTGTGCTGAGTGTAGTTGATTAGGAATAATATCCTTTCTTTTAGTGTTGACCTCTTGTAGTGTAAATCTTACATAATATTCTTTACCACCAAGAGACACCTTACCGACATAATGATGATAACCCTTGAAATTATTATGAGACTTATGTCCATCCTTTGTAATTTCTGGCTCATCCGTCATAGGGATGCTGTTGTCAAAAATATCCTTTAATTTATGAATCAACAACGAATTATCAAACCCCTTATGGCCTAATATTTTGCCAATAGAAGTTTTTACCCAAACGGCTTTTCTTCCATCGTGTTTATTCTCTCCTTTTTCCATCTTCTCAACGATAGATTCTGCTTCCTTTTTTGATAGATGATTAAGCCCATCTAGTCCAATTGGGGTTAGGGATTCTGCCATATTTGCTCTTATGGCCTTCTCCCAATCTCCGAAGAAGTTCTTGAATGCATCGGTTCTTATCTGCTCTCCCTCCTTCTGGAACCGTATGTCGTCCCTGCCTCTCACGGCCTCAAGTGTAACATCTTTGCGATTCTCTGGAGTGCCGTCATAGGTGCGCACATCAAGACCGGCGTTCTGCAGGGCTTTGACAACATCTTCCGACGTCCCTTCGGGGACTATGGCAATAGCAAACTCGTCAAGCATTACAGGGCGTCTGAACTTGGTCTCGAAGTACTTCACGGGAAGGTCTCTCACCTCCTTCATGAAACTGAGCAATTGTTTGGCAAAGTCTCCGTTCTTGTCAATATTGTAGCCGTACTCTTTGTTGAGGTAGCCGATGGGGTCTTTCTTTGTGAAAGCATCCTGCATGCGTTGAATGGCATAGTCAATGTTAGCGAATGTGTTGTCGCTGATCTTTTGCATGCCTCCTAATTCTGTCGCTATATTCAGCATCTTATCGGTCATCTCATCCTGTCGTTTGTCGTATTCTTCTTCCGAACTCAGCAGGTCGCGATGTTTGCGGATGTCGTCTAGACTTTGCATTTTGTACATCAGGTCGGCTCTTGTAGCATTTAAAGATGTGCTATCAAGTGCATTTGCGTCTCCATTGTTGTTCATTACCATGCTGGCATTCTCCAACGTATTGGGCAAATATTTCCGCATGCCGTCGCTATAATAACCATTGAAGATTTTTTCCTCCACCCCATACTTCTCTTCCTTTTCTTCTAACCAGCGGTTGAAATCGGATATCATGCCTTCATTCTGCACCTTATTAAAGGCGTTATTCAATGTGGCGGCTATATTCAATTCCCCATCATTTTCAAGCGCGATTTGCATCTTGCTCATGAAGTTGTTCACTGGCGATAGCGATACACCGTACTTGTCGATTTCATCACAGACTTTCTGAGCAATTCTTTGTCTGAATGAAGACAAAGTGCCATTTTCTAAAAGAGCCTCGTTTTTTTCTTTCAGTCTTTGGTACTGCTCAAGTTTCTCTTCAATGCTTACACCTTCTTCTTCTGCCATCATGGCAATGATGTCATTGCGCTCCTCGTCGGTCATATCCTCAAAATGCTTCTCTCCGTTGTTGGTAAGTTCAGAGAAACGATTGCGCTGCTCTTCGGTGTATCCGCTTTCATAGAGTGCATTCTCAGGTTCGATGCCCCTGTCTTTAAGATACCAATAGGCAAGTTTTTCGGAGTTTCTACCATCAAGGTGGCCGTCCCATGCCATTTTCAGTTGTCTTGTTATATCGCTATTGTCCGATACGGCGTTGACATCCTTGTAGTATGCATCTGCTCCTTTATCGCTCATGTGCTTTTCTACTGTCGGATACATAGATGTCCAAGCGTCTCCGCCATAAGTAACTGCGTTACGACTGCTGCGAGAGTCGATAAGACTGGATTTAGGTATGAGTGATATTTCGCCACCCTCGTCATGTATGCGTATTTTGGTATCAACAACAGCCATACTCGGGTTGGCAAAGCCACCTTGTTTCAATGCCTTCCTCAGTTTCTCCTCGCTGATGTTGTGTGCAGCCATCAAGGTTTTCTCTTCGGCTTTCTTCTCTGATTCTACGGGGTTGAATCCGTTCAGCAGGTCTCCCATGGCCATGTCGGCAAAGTCCTCGGCGGTCATGTTCTCCACTCCCTCCACCTTCCCGGCAAAGAGGTCGCGAGCCATCGACCAGAACTTCTGCAGGATGTCACGCAACTTGTGGAAGACCATAGCCACCTGCGCTTTCATCGTGTAGTCCTTCTCCTTGGCGATGGCCTCGCGCATGTCGGCCTCCAGACGCTCTGCTCCTCGCTTGCCGCTGTAGTGGGCAAAGACCTCGTCGAGCAACTCGTCCTCGTTGGTGAGTTCGGGATACTTACCGCGTACATAGTCCATCAGTTTCTCCTGACGACGCATCTCGTCTTTCAGACGCTCCCATGCTGCAGGGTTGACCTTGCGAAGGGCGGAAGTCCACAGGTGTGTGTATTCGTGGATGGGAGTTTCGGGTGTGGCGACACTCGGGTCGATATAGATCTTGCCGTTGAGAGCGTAGCCCCATACCTCTCCATCCTCGGTGCGGAAGAACATCGGCTGGCCTTCCATGACGCTCTGCTTCATCTCGGGTGTCACGTCGATGGAGTGCATGGTGAGTCCGTTGTCTCCGATGTTGGGCAGGTTGATGTCGGTGGTCTTCACACCCCACTTCTTGCCGTACTTGTCCATGAAGCGCGGCAGTATCTGGTCGTAAAAGCCCTTCATGCCCTCGCCACCTACCATCATATCTTCAACGTCAAATGAACGTCTACGTGATGTCAGCACTTCATCAGCAAGGTTTTTCCCTATAACATCAGACAAAGGCTTTCCAATAAAACCACTATACTCTCGGCGGTTCACATCTGTTATCTCTCCGTCTTTATTAACGGTAAGGGATATTGTTCCTCCTGTTTGTGCAATAGTAAGGTCGATATATGTTTCATCGGTATTTTTTCTTTCTTTCTCTATCTTATTAATAACATTACCGATATTGTACCTTTCCGCCTGCTGCTCGCCCGTAGTCCAAGCCACCTTGTCGTAACCGTTCTCGGCAGCATAGCGGAGCATGCGCTTCATGGCCACCTCGTGCCAGTTCTTCTCAAAGGGAGCGTCGGGAACACCATCTCTGTTTTCATAAGCGTCGCGTAGCCGTTGTGCCAGCTCGGGGTTGTTTCGTTGAATGGCATTGGCAATGTCATAGGGGTCTCTCATAACCCTCTCTGTCGACACATCGTATGCAGCCGCCACTTCGTCGGCAACAGCCTCAAACCTCTCTTGTCCGCCATACCCCTTCTCTCTTCCCTCCTGGTGGCGCTTGCTCTGTATCTCGTCGATGACAAGGACGCGGTTGCCGTCGGCATCGGTAGTTTCTCCAAACCTCACCCACACCACGGCACGACCCTCTCCGGCATCGCCAAAATGTATCTCGTCTCTCTCGTTCCACGGCTCAATGCTCTGCACCGTCAATGCTATCTCGCGCTTGTTGTCAAGGAAGTCGGTGGTGTAGTTAAGGCGGGTCTCGTTGATGTCATTCTCGTTAATGCCTAAATAGTACTTTGCTGCTCCTGAAATATTGCCTGAGTAATAATCCGTAACTGGCTGCAGTCCATCTATACCTGTTTCAAATGCTAGTTCGAAATCGTCTCCATACTTTGACACCATCTCCGCCATCGCATACTTTTCGGGGTTCTTGTATTTCTCATAGCGTGCTGTCAGAACATCGTTGCGTCTTCTGTCACCCTCGTCTAGTTTGTCCATCCACCCCTCTCCGTACTTCTCCGTCATCTCGTCGTCGAAGGCAACAAATTCGTGGTTCATCTTCCTCTCCTCTTCGTATGCCTGCGCCACAAGCCCATCGTATTCGCTCTGCAGTTCTTTCATTCTTGGGTTTTTGCTGTAGTCGCCATTGTTGGCATAGTTCACCTCCTCAATCTCAATCTGGTTTTCGCGGATATAGTCCAGCACCTCCTGCTTGGTGAGGCTCTTGCCCTTATGCTCGTTGAGCCAGTCGCTCAAGCCTATCCACTTGTCCTCGCCAGCCTTGAGACCACCGTTCTTCTGCAGCATGGCCATCCACTGCTCAGCGGTGGCTTTCTCCTGCTTGATGCCCTCTACGGCATTCATGGCGTTGGAGTAGAAGGTGGGCTTCATCTCTGGCACATAGTCGCCGTTATCGGCCTTGTGGAAACGTATCTTGTCGATAATCTTGAGGTCGTTCTCATCAAAGATGACGTAGTTCATTGCTCCGTCGGAGCGGCCACCACTAAGGTATTTAGCAAGGTAGCGTATTCCTGTGTACCCGATAGTGTGCAAGAAGTCGCTCGCGGCCTTTTTACTACCAAGCAGTTCTTTCAACTGATAGTAGAGTGCCTCCCCTTTCATATTACCGAAGATGTCCACAGACTTTCCGTTTGCATCGGTGAAGTGCTTGTATGGGTAGCGTTTCATGTTACTGTCAACAGCCTCGCGCTCCTCCATGGACATCCCCATAGCGGTAAGTGCATCACTCAAAACCTTCTCGTCTTTCTGCGATATCCTATCCCAGTCGAGGTATCTGACGTTTCCATCGTTATTTTTGCTTTCGAAGTCTTCTTTGAACGGCTTCATGATTTCTGCAGCCTCGTTGTCACCCACAAGGTGGGCGATGGCGTACTCAATCTGTTGCATCGACATGGCACTGCGCTCTATCTCCATCGCAAGATTATTAAACGGATTGTCGATACCGCTCTTCTCCACTATTTCATTAGCGATATTGAAGTTCGTTGCGTCGGCTATCTTGTCGTATATCTCGGTGGCAGACAACTGACCTTTCTCTATGGAGTTGGCTAGCGAATCTATTCCGCCGGGCATCCACATTCTGCCGTGCCTTTCTCTAGCGAGCGACTCTTCCGGAAGTTCTCTCACCAATGCTGCCACATTTCGGCGGCTTTCCTTGTTGATGGTGTGGAATGCATGCCAGCGCTTGGCAATGTCATTAATCTCGTGACCTCTAATAGCGTCGGCAATATCCATACGCTCGCCCTTGGCTACAGGCTTGTCGTAGTTATAACCAGTGTCATTAGGTATCTTTACCTCATAGAGGTAGTGACTTCCATTGTCGCCAATCTTCTCCGCATAATGCTTACCTATATCCTTCACTTGGGTGACATAGGTTCCCCATCCGAATGCCTGCGCGCCCTCGCCTTCGCCCATGTGCGCATGGTGGTCGAAGCGGTCAAAGTCTGCACCAGTTCCATGCCATACGTTCATCAGTCGAGCCAATGCTCTGTACTTATCGAGCATACGCTGTCCTTCTCGTTTGGCGGTGGTAATGTCCACTTTCGCGGAGCGTATCAGGTTGACAAGACCGTTGACCAATGCTTTCTGCATCTCGCTTACGCCTTTCCCCTGCTCGCCTTTCTGCTTGGCAAGGTAGTTGCTGCCACCAAGGGTGAAACGCTGGCTCAGCGGCACAACGTTGCCGTTCTTGTCGCGAGCCACCACATTGGCACTCTTCAACGAGGCCACATGCTTCCTGCGGTCGGCAGCATCAGCGAGACTCACCACAACACCTTTGCCCAAGGCCTTGATGCAGGCCTCAGCGGTATTGCCAGTGTCCACAACGTTGTCTATGACGATGGGGATTCTGCCCTCCGGCAATTGTCCCTCCATGCGGATGCCCATGTTCGACGAGGAGATAGGCTGTCCTTGTCTCTTGGCGTCGTATTGGCTAGCACGCTGCTCGCTACGTAGCACATCTGCCACCGGTGCACCTGTGCGTTCTGCGATGGCGTTGGCTACGTCGAGCATGTCGGTAGCCGTTCCGCTATGGCTGGGGGCAGGCACCAAGACGGCATTCTCGGGGATGAGGGGAGCCAAGAGGTCTGCCACCTCGGCAATAACCTTCGGGTCGCGGCTCTTCACACCTCTCGCCAGTCTGTCCATACCTCCACGATACTTGCCTGCGGCCACATAGGGGGTCATGCCGTTGCCGATGTTCTCTCGGAGGGCGGCATCGAACAACTCTCTTGCTTTGGCCTCGTCTCCGCTCTCAACGGCCTGCAGATACTCTGCATCGCGCTCTTTGAGGTATTCATCGATGCGCTTGCGAGGGTTGACCTTGTTGGCAAAATCCTTTACGACCTGGTCGTATATCTGCTCGGGAGTCTCGTACTTGATGTTGAGGAAGTCGCCTATCTTCTTCCAGAAGTCCTGAATGGCTTTGGCGATATTGTTCCATACGTTGCCGAAGTTGCTTCCCTTTCCCATGCGGCGGTATTCGGCCTCGGCTCTTGCCTTGCCGTTCTTGCCGCTGCCACGGGCAATCATCTCTTCGACGATGTCGTTGGGGTCGGTGAGGTCGGGGTTCAGGGCTTTCGCGAGTTCCCATGTCTCGCGGTCGCCCTGCATCATGTTCACCACCTCTTTCCACCCATCGGGGTTGAGCATGCGGAATGCCTCACACCACGGGTGGGCATACTCATGGATTGGGACTTCGGCATCGATGCGACGCGGGTCGAGGTATATCTTCCCTCGGTAGGTGAAGCCATAGATCTTGCCGTCGGCGGCGCGGAAGTGACGGAGTCTGCCACTCTCGCTCTTGTCCTGCTCGGCCTGACGATGGACACGACGCATCTCGGAGAGGTCGGTGACCACATCTTCACCCATGTTCTCCAACTGGTCGACCATAGCCTGACCAATCACACGCTGCTCTGCAGTGGGGCTGGAGGTTTCGCTCTGTTCTGCTACTTGTTGCTCTGCTGCGGGCTGTTCTGTTGTGGCTGCTGCTCCGACACTCCGTGCATCTTCTTGAATATCTCCCACGCCAGTGCCAGTTTCTTCGTTTTCAGGTCTTCGCTCGCTTGTGCCTGCTGCTGGTTTGTCGTTGTGTTGTCCATCGTTATTTCTTTGTGATTTATAATATTCAATTACAACCTTTTTGAGGTCTTCCTTTGTCCTTTTACCGAACAAGGTCTCACCTCCAGTGGCCGCATCATTCGCCGCTGTTTCATTCCATAACGTCAAAAACGTTCTAAAATTGTCCACGCCCGAACTTAATTCATCGGCCAAGATTACTACTATCGGCTCATAGCGGTCTTCCACCATTCCTTCAACGAGGTTGCCCTGACGCTTGTATTGGTCGAATGTCATCTTGTTTCGGCGTGCATCATAAAGCAATTCGATGGTAGTATTGATCTCGTCGGTCAGTGCATAGTCGCCAAGTCTGCGGTTCTCGGCTATCTTCGGGACGGCTCTCAGCAAGGAGTTCTTCAAATCCTTGTCGTCGCCAAGTCTGCGGATGGCCTCCTCGTCGAACAAGGTGCCGAGCAAGGTGTTGGTGACGAAACTGCGGCCGTCGGCACTTAACAACATCTTGCCGTCGCTGCTCTTCTCTTTGAATGCCGGAACTTCCTGCTGGGTAATAAACCCACCATCGACTAGCATGTTCACCACATCGGCAGCGGCCACTTCGCTACCAAAGAAGGTGTCAATGGTTCCGTAGCGGTCTAGAATATCCAACATGGCATCGCGTGCCGAGTCGGTCATCTGCTTGCCTATGGACACGGCCTTGTTGACGTTGTTCATCTTCTTCTTGCTGTCCTTGTTGAAGCGTGCAAAGGTGGTAGCGTTATAGGGCATATCCTCGTCTACCTGCATCACCACACGCGGATGGCTCATGCTCTGCACCTGATCCTCGGTGAAGCCGAAGTTGGCAGCGTTCTCCATCAATGCCTCTATGTATTCGGCATCGGTGTTGTTTCGTGCCGCTATCTGCCCGGCCATGGTGCGGCCGTTTCCATCGTAGACAATACCCTCGCTGCTCACTACGGGTATCTCGCTCACGGCCTGACCATCGTACACTAGGGCTATGCTCTCGGTGAAGTCCTGTGCTTCCTTGTCGCCCTCATATACTCGGTCGTTCACGCTCTTGCCGTCCTCGGTGGTGGGGAAACCTTCGCTGACTTTCCAGCCGTTGAATGGGTCGTGACTAGGTGTCAGTGCATCGGCCTCGACAAGCACATAGTGGCCTTTTATCTTGGTCTTGTCAGCGATGGTGCGGCTTACCTTGTTGCCGACAATCTTGTTGGAGGTATTGTATTTCTCGGCAGGAGTGCTGCCAGCCTCTCCTATCTCGGTGTTGCGACGCTGCTCTCTTCTCTCGGCTGCTTGCTTGGCCTCTGCCGCACGCTGCTCTCTGGTGCGCTCGACTTCTTCAAGCATGGCCTGACTGCGCAAATTCTTTACCTCGTTCCAATAGTCCACCTCTCTCTGCTTCTGCAGGATGCTGACGATGGGACCAGTGGCCTTTGCGGCTTTTTCTACGTCATTTTGCGCGGCCTTTATCTTAGCCTGCACAAGATTGTCAGCGGTCTCTGGTTTCAGTCCGAGGCCAACGGCCTCTTCATATAAATATTGATACGCGCGCGAGGGAGTCGTGGCCATATAGTCTTCCTCTTCTACCTCTTGCATCTTGCCATCAATCTTTTTTCGGACTTTATGCATGGGCATGGGCTCTCGGGCAGGAGCGGCCTGCTCGCTGGCGGTAGGCTCCTCAGTGGGCTGCTGCATCTCCTCAGTAGTGGGCACTTCTTCGGTCTGCTCGGTGGGCGGCTCCTGCTGCTCGGTAGTGGCGACTTCCTCGGGAGCGGTCTCGGTCTCAGCGGTAGGAGCGGCCACATATCCTTCTACCTTGTTCTTGAGGGCATTTATCTGGTCGTGGTGCATCTCGCCGTCCATCAGGTACTCTATGACCTGGCCGTTCTCATCGGGGACGAACTGCCTGCTCTCTTGGTCGTAGCGCACACGTCCCTGCACCACGGCCTCCTTGCTCTCTCCGTCATCATCGCGTACCATGATACGCGTATTGGGGACGAACTCGGAGGGTGCGCCCTCAACGATATTGTCGGTGGGTTGCTCCGAGGTTTCTTCGGTTGGTTGCTCGGTATCCTGCTGCGCTTCGGGGTGACGCTCCATGTAGTCGGCCATCTTCAACTCGTCGGCGATACGCTGCACCTCGGCCTGCGGCATCGTCTGCTGCTGGCCGTCGGCAGTCTGGATGGTGATGTTCTCTCCATCTGCTGAAAGGACGGTGGCTTGTGTCCCATCAGGCATGGATATCTGCTGTCCGGGTTCAACGTTCACTTTCCCTTGTACCTCGTCAAGACGCTGCTGGATGTAACGTTGTTTTTCGTTTTGCAGGTTTAATTCTATCTCGTCAGCGGTCACGATGGGGTTGGCATGCAGTATACCCATGTCGCTTGTCGGGTCTATCATCTTCTTTTCGCCTGTGGCAGGGTCGAAGATGACAATACTGCGGTCACTGGCTTCGGGGTCTACCATCGAGCCGTCAGGAGTCATGACGACATTACCATCGACGATGTAGGCGACCTTGTCGTTGCCGTTGGCATCCTTCTCTTTCAATGTCGCGAGTTGCTCGGAGCCATCCTTGCGGAGGTGAGGTTTCTTGGCATCGCGTACACCTGCGATGAACATGTCTGCATCGTCTTCGATACGCTGTCGCACGCCGTCCACTGCTGCCTGCCGCTCGGCAGTAGGCTCGCCCATCTCGGCCTCGGTCATGATGTCGCGCTGTCCTTCCTCATCGGCATCATAGCCGTTGTCGAAAGCATCAGTCTCTCTATCTGCACTTGGATCTCCTGCGTCTAAACGTCTACGACCATCAGGAGCGGTTTCGTTTTCTTCTCTCTGCACATCCGCCCAGAGACGTTCCACATAATCGTCCAATGCCGATTGTTCCCATTCACTTCTCCGCTTGGGCTCTTTCTTTATGATGGAATCGATATTAACTTTATATTCTTCGTTAATATCATTACGAATGCCGCCAGATGCATACTTGTTTGCGTCTATCTCATCATAGGCTTTTGATATTTCATCGACCCATGTGCGTTCCACATCGCTCATGCCCTCTCTGTCCTTTTGCATCATCTCATAGAGACTGCGAGCAGGCACACCCTTCGCTCTTGCTACGGTCTCGCATGCCTCAAACATACGCTTCTGGTCGCTATTTCTATCGCAATAACGTTCTCCAATGTCGATGCTATTCAACTCGACCTGACGATTAATCTTCTCAACCTCTTGGGCGGCACGGCTTTTGCTATTGAAGTTGCGGCTAGTGATAACGCCATTTGCACCAATAGAACGGACTGTGTACCCAGTAACATTTCCTTTGTCGTCCGTATACTCTATAATGCTTGAACCCATGACGGTGCTCATGGGCATGGTCTTACCTGTCAGATAGTAGTACATCTTCGCTCTTGCTGCCTCACTCACGCTACCATCATTCATGAGCATCTCAAAACGATTGTATGGGATTTCACCATCTCGTCCCGTCAATTGACGCTCTGGTCCTATGCTGCCGTTTTCTTTTCCGCTCTTGATGTAATCGTTGTAGTCTTCTACGAGTTGGTTGAGGTCGTCATAACCTGCTTTCTTAAGTTCATCGGCCTCCTCTCTTGTTAACGCCATACCTTCATGACCATTCAGGGCATCACGTAACCTGGTTTCCCATCCGCGTAATACTTCACGTCTAGGCAGGCCGCGTAATTCTGCTATACGCTGATTGGAAGACATGATGTCATTGACGGCTCTGATGCCGCTCTTAGCCACATGCTGCCCCTTGAAAGCGAGCATCATGGCCAGATTGTCTGTCCATACGTCCATGGCATCTCTATCTCCCTCTATCCACTCGGGTATAGAGAATATTGTTCCTTCTGCCAGTGTGCTCACGCCAAGTTCTCCTGCGCGTACACCAGCCTTGCCGAAGGTGCTGCTTGTCGCATTGACAAGTTTATCGCTCACGTTGCCCAAAAGAGGTGCAACCGTTCCGCTTGCCGAGCCCATCAGGACACCATGACCAAACCTCTTGGCCACTGCTCCGAGGTCATAGCCCTCAATCTCGCCTGTCTCCTCGTTGCGATGACCTCCCATGCGTACTTGGTCAAGCATCTCGTTAGCGGATTCAAACGTTCCGAAGTTGCCTGCACCTCCAACAATGCCACTCAAGGTACGACCTGCGAGCGTGGTGGCAAACTTTCTTGTTGCTGCTTCTCCGGCCACCTTTCCTCCTAGCCAAAGTGCACCCTTTGTGGCGGCTCCGCCAACGGCTCCTGCTGCCCATGTGGTGGGGTCAAGACCCATTCCGACAACGGTGCCTGCGAGACCTACGGCCTTGTTGCTATCTTCAAACTTTTGGTTCGCCTCGTCTCGTACCTGCATAGCACTATTGCTACCTGTAGTAGCGCGAGCGGCGGCTTCGATTAGTTTGGTAATCATGTTAGCACCAATGACCTTTCTCATAAAGAAGTCGGCAACATTCTCAGGAGCATTTTTCGCGAGAGCCACCTCATACATCTTCTGGTCGCTAGCGGCTCTTGCCATCTTCTCTGCCTGCTCACGAAGGATGCGCTCAGCCTCTTCCTGCGACATCGTTGGGCCTTCACCATCTCCACCACTATATTGGGACTTGAGCATACCAATATAGTCTTCGATGATGGCTTCCTGCTTTTCCTTGCCAAGGTTGTTCCATGCATCATCAGACATCTTGGTGAGGTCTTGGTTTCTGAACTGGTCTTCCTTAAGCATTACGGCATTCGACAAGGGGTCGCCAAACACGAAGGCTTTGCTGAGAGCAGTCTTTGCCTGAGCGGCAGTTGTCCTCTCGTTAGCCATATTCCATGCCTCTTCCGATGCAACACCAAAGTCTTTGTCGTAGCCACGCATTCTTGCTTTGCGCTCTCCCCATGCTCTATCTCTTATGTCTGCTTGCCGCTGGGCTTCTTTGTATGCTTTTCCTAGATCTGTCTGTGCAAAAGCGTCATTGACGGCCATGCGAGACCTCTGCTGCTCCGTTTCACTCCCAACAACATCTCCAGTAGGAGTATAGTATACATTCTCAAACTTCTTGGTGACGGGATTGTATCTGCGCTCTTGACCACCAAATGGTGTATTACCTTTTTGGATGGCTTCCCTACGCTCCGTCTCTATCTTTTGGATGTTGTTCAACGCTTGTTGAGCCTCCATCGCTTTTGCGAAACGCTCTGGGCCGAGAGGTTCATTACCTTCTTGTTCGAGTATGTTCTCTTGTTGGGTGGGCTGCTGCTTGACAGGTTTCTGCTGACGCTGCAGGGGGTGTACCTCGCTGCTAGATGGTTCGTATGTCCTTTTATCACCAGCCTGTGAGTACACCTCTGCAGGCATGTACGTCCGCTTGGGCTGCTGCTGAGCGGGTTTCTGCTGGGCGGGTTTCTGCTGCTGGGTGGGAGCGGCGGATGGTGTAGGCTCGTTATCTACAAAACCGAGATACTGAGAAAACGATGCAGAGTCACCGACATCATAATCTGCCGATAACTCTTTTCGCAATGCTTCGCGGTTGTTCGCGTCGCTCAGGTATTGTCTGAACTCGTCTTCGCTGCCAAGTTCGTATGTGTTTTGTAGTTCTTTATATAATGCCTTGATGTTGTCGGGGTTCGTCATGCTATTGTTTTTTATTGGTTAGGTAATCTTTTCTTTTTGGGCGCGGGAGAGGGCAAAGTCTTCTTTGCAGGCGTGCTATTGCCACTGGTATTTCCAGCAGGATTATTGTTCGATGGCGTTGCGGGTTTGGACTGCTGGGGAGTAATCTCCTCGGTTTGTTTAGTTCCATCGGGATTCTTGACTGTCCTAATCTTCTTTGTAACCTTGCCAGAAACGGGGTCGTATTCGTAATTCTCTTCGTATTCAGCAAGCCTATGGTCTACCCTGTTCAGACGCTCTATCGCGGCCTTCTGCTGAGCCAAAGAGATACGTTTGTTGTTGAAATCTTCTTGGACAGACAATCTCTGCTTCTGTACCTCCAACTTGGCTTCCTCGATGCCATGTTTCCACTCGGCCTCGTTCTTCGCCTGAAGAAGTTTGTCTGCTCTCAGGTCTAGTTCGCGCTGTTTCAATGCCATCTTGGCATCGCTCTGCCTTTCTTTGTAGTCCATATCCGCAGTCTCGGTGGCATACTTGTAGTAGGCCTCGCGCTCCTTCTCCCTCCGCTCAAGGGCTTTCTCTGCTCTCTTACGGGCAGCCTCGCTCATACCCTCGTCGAACTTAAATCCGTTGGGTGCGCCTTGGCTGGTGAAGTACATGTTGGCAATAGAGCGTCCGAGGTCGCTGATGCCGCTGATAAGGGCGTGAGCACGCTCCAGACGTTCCTGCTTGGGATGCTGGGCGACACGCTGCTTTGCGGCCTCATAGAGGTCATCGATGGCGCGACGCTGCTCGCTCCTCTCGTCTTCGGGGGCAGGGGTAGGGGCATCGGGTTTCACTCCCTCGCCAAACTTGTAGCCATCGGGCAGCAGACGAGCGTCGAAGGTTTTCTTGTTGGGATTGAGTGGCGAGGTCTCGGGATTGAAGGAGGTATTCACCTGTGGCACCTGTGCCTCGCGAGCCCTGCGGATAGCCTCCTCGGGGGATATGAGGGGCTGCTTTTTCTTGTCATCTATCGGCATGGTTCCCTCCTTTACTGTTTCGGTTCTGTCTTTCCAACTGATACTCATCGTAGGCCATCCCTGCGGCTCCTGCTGCGCTTGGTACGCCCTGCATGGCCTGCGTGATGGCGTTGGCTATGCCCTGCTCGTAGGCACTCTCGGCATTGGCCATGGAGTTGTTGATGGAGGTGTTGGCGGTGCGGTAGGACTGCTCGATGTCGTCCTTGCGAGCCTCTCCGGCAGCAGCGATGCGGCTGGTGGCATCGGCCATAGCCTTGGCGTTGGCCTCCTTGGTAGCGGCGACGCTCTCCTCCGTGCCACCCATGACGGCAGCGGTACCGGCAGCGGCTCGGTTGCGCTGACGGATGGCATCGGCAGTCATCCTGAGGATGCGCTGTGCATCGGCACGTTGGGTTGAGTCTTCGTTGTAGCGGCGGTCGTACCAGTTCTGGTTCTCCTCGCGCTGCCGACGCAGGTTTTTCATGGTGGCATCATAGGCGTTCTGATTTGCTTGACTAGCGGCAAGTCCGCCAAGAATGGATGAGCCCATTCCGATGGCTCCTCCGATAATACTTCCTATCATGTTGTTTGCTTTTTAATAGTTATTATTTTCGTGCAAAAATACTATTGTACTTTTGCATCGTAATAATATCGATTGAATATATGCCGTTTCAAAAAGGAAAACCAAAGACAGGCGGTCGCGCTAAAGGCACTCCCAACAAGGATAACCCGTTGAAGGTGCTGCTCCATGAACACTCAGTGGACTACTTCTCCAAGTCTATCAAGGCTGAGGATATAAGCCCTAGCGTCTTCATTATCGACCCCAAAGCCGATAGTGCCATGAGCATCGCTAAGGTTATCAAGGAAGAGTTTGTTGAGCAACATAAAGGCGAGATGTTCTCGCAATACGAAGTAGACTGCATCAGCATGCGAGCATCCGATAGGGCGAAGGCCGAGATAGAACTGCTCTCTTACCATACACCGAAGATGCAGGCCATCTCTGCCGACATGAATGTCAAGGATGCTAACAAGGGGCTGACAGACCGCCTTACTCGTCTTGCATCAGGAGAAGAGATTGCTGCTGACGAATAGCATTCTATTTTATTCTATCCATTCTACTAATAGAAATCAATATTAACCCTTTAAAATACAAAATTATGACAACGATTATCGATGTAATCAAACAACTGGAAGTTGTTATTCCGACCATGATGGCAGCAGAACTGCTGCTCACGTCCACCATCAAAGGTATCTTCAACATCACCTCTGACCTGGCGAACACCATCCTCTCGTGGGTGCTCTCGCTCGCTACTGCGTGCTTGTTCGTCCTGTGCAATGGACTTGACTTCGGTCTCGGCGGCTGGAACTATGCCGTTGCTATCGTGGGTGGTCTCATCGTGGCCATCTGTACGAACAAGATCTATACGTGGGACAAGGTGAAAGCCCTGCTCGATGCCATCACTGACCTCTTCGGTGGCGAAGAGACGTATGTCGACCGAATGATTAAGGAGGAAAAGGAGTTGAATGCTCGGCTTAGCAAGTTGAAAGACTTCGTCAGCAATGGGACAAAGTTCTACTCCCTGCCGACTGACAAGCGCATCAAACTTGACCTGCAGTTGGAGGCCATGCAGAACTACCACAATGTGCTTCTGGAGCGCATTAAGATGGAGGGTAAAAAGTAGACATTATTTTTGTGTTATGTTATTATATGGCGGCGGCCTCGGGTAGGTCTGCCGCTTTTTTTGTTACCAAATTTACGACGCAATTTACGACGTCGCAACTTTGCATCAACTCCGAGTCAACTCCGAGTCAACTCCGACTTACTAATCTACTAACAATCCTTCGACATTTGCCATAGCATCGGCAACAGTCTCGTCTAGCAACTTCGCGTATACCTCTCGCGTAATCTTCGTGGATGAGTGGCCTAGCACCTTGCTGACAATCTCCATGCCGACTCCGTTGTTGAGGAGCATGGTGGCACAGGTATGGCGAGCCCAATGGCTGCTCACGGGCTTGTTGATGCCTGCCATCACGGCGACCATCTTGATGTAGTTGTTATACTTTTGGTTCGACATCATGGGGAGGTGCATGTCGTAACGTCTCAGGACTTCCAATGCAGGCTGCATCATCAGGAAGGTGAACTGCTGGTTCGTCTTCCCTCGTCTGCCGGTATAGATGGGCTTGCCTTTCACCTCGCGTATCATGTTCGGGTCGAACGCCTGCAGATCTATGTAGGAGAGACCCGTGTATGTCTGGAAGACAAATAGGTCTCTGGCGTGACGGAGGAAACCTGACGGGAGGGGTATGTCCCGGATGCGTTCAAACTCTTCTACGGTGAGGAACTTGTTGAGCGCGTCTGCCGTGGGGTCTCGGTTGATGTGGATGCCCTTGTATGGGTTCTTGTGAAGTAGCCCTTCGTTCATGGCATCGATGATGAACGAGTTGAGGAAGCGGTGGTAGTTGTTCCAGATGGAGTAGGGCTTGAGGTTGCGAGCCACAAGGGTCTCGTCCATCTTCAGGATGTTGAGTTCGGTGATGTCGTCGAATGTCACCATGCCGCCCCAACGTTCAAACCAATCAATGAATCGGTCGTAGCGTGCTTGGCTGTCCTCGGTGCGCCCATACTTACGGATGGCTGCTCGCTCTCGGAAGTAGTCTACGAGGGTCTTCTTCGTAGGGACGTTGGATGATGCCGCCTGCTTCTCCTTGTTGCCGATGACGGCCACGATGGTCTGCATGTCGAAAGTGCCGGACTGAATACGCTCGTTGATGACCTTGCGAGCGTGCGCTACGAAAAGGTCTAGGGTGTTCTGTACCTCAAACGCGTCGATGCGGTTCACGATGCATCCGTTACGCCACTGCTTGGGCAGGACACGTACACCTGTGGTGGCGTGCTTCTGGATGCGGTTGTAGGTGATGCGGAGTTCTATGGCTCCCTCCTTGGTTGCCGAGGCACGATGCCTGCGGTCGAAGATAAGTTTTAAAACTGGTGTTCCCATGGTATGATGATTTAAAATGTAAGCGCAAAAAAATTAAAATGTAAGCGCAACGCCGATTTTGCGCTTACAAATTGCCTATATTGTTCTATGTTGATATATATTAATCTATGCATCGTTCAAATCGTTTTTCTCCCTTAATAGGAATAAAACTGCTGGAAATCAACAATGTAAAAATGTAAAGTGCTGAAAAAGAAGAGGAAGAGAAGACGTATCAAAGCATCTTCTCTTCCTCGTATGGCGGAGAGACAGGGATAATGTTGGGTTGTTATTTTGGTGGGTGTCAAGGTGTTGGGGTTTTGGGGTTTTGGTTGCGCTTACATTGCGCTTACGGATTGGGGTTGCGCTTACTTTTTTTGAGGGGTGGTTAGGGCGTAGTACATTTGGATGGAGGATGGGGTGGCGAGGGCTTCTGCCCATTGGGAGAAGGGGTATTCCAGGTTGCTGGCGGTGTCCTTGTAGGGTTGGTGCCAGAGGGCGGTGAGGGCAGCGTCTGGATCGTGGCCGAGGGCATCCTGCACCTCGGAGGGGTATTCGGCAAGGAGGGTGCGCTTCCATGTGTCGAGGGTGCTGCCGGGGTGGAGGAGGAGGACTTCGAAAGCGGCGTGACGGAGTTCGTCGAGGTGCTCATCAGGGGAGTGGAGGAGGTAGGCATACTCGTCGGTGTCGTAGAAGAAATCAATAGTTTTATTTATCGCCCTGCAGATACGCTCAATGGTTCCGGTCTTGATGTCCTTGGCACGGAGGAGCATGTCGAAGTTTTGCGGGGTCTCGTTCATGGCTGCTGCTATGTTCTTTAGCACGTAGCCGGAGGACAGTAGTCTTGTTCTTACTTGTTCGCCTTTCATATTAAATAGTTTTATTTATCGACATAGGGTTGACATTAGGTTGACATTAAGTTGACATTATGTTGACATTATGTTGGGGTGGAGTTATTATTCTTCATTTGCCATAAAATAGAGTGCATAACCAGCACCAAGCAATGTGCAAATCTCGCCGATAATGTGAAGCCATGAAAATTCATTAATAATATTCGCTGCAAAAGCAACGCCGACAATCACACACATAATAGCAAACAGAATAATCGCCACGATTTTTTTTCCTTTTGGGACGATGTTGGAGCCGATGGCGACGAACGCCCCACCCATGAGTGCTTGTGCAGCAAGGATAATAATCTTATTCCATAGGTTGTCTGCATTAAATACTGGCAAAGTGTGATTCGTCCATGAAAAGATAATAAAGACTAACCATGCGCCCAAAATGGAAGCAGGGAGAAAAATTACCCAACGCAGGATGTTCAATAATAATGTTCTGTTTTCTTCTTTCATAGTTATAATGTATTAATGTTATAGGTACTTCTTTATAGCGATATAGTTGCCGAGTTCATCTGAGCCGAAAGTAATGCTACTTTTTCCCTTTCGGCACGGAGTTCGTTTTCTAGGCGAGCGACCTTTTCTTTGAGGATGGAAATGTAGTCGTTGAGGTTGGCGATGGTGTCGTCAGCGGAGAGATCTATATGCTGGGTGACGGCAGGGGTGCTTGTCGATAGCATCTCGCCTTCGCCAAAGTATAGCCATGAACGGTTGACCTCAGGAAATACATCGAGTATCTTGTCAAGTGTTTTCTCTAATATTCGTTCACCTGCGGTGCACAATCCACTTGAATATTGTTTTGATACTCCTAGTTTTTGAGCAAATTCAGCGTTGTTCCCATTGCAGAAATATTTTCGTATTTCTTTAATTCTATTCGCCCTTATTCTTGAATTTTCAATCTCTTTCGGGTCTCTATCGGATATTTTTTTCATATTGCAATATTTTGTATATTAATTATTTAAAAGATATTCAATAAAATTCTTTAAAAAATATTTTGTCAATTCAAGAAAACGCCGTATCTTTGCATCGTGATTAGTTCAAAATTCAAGTGCAAATATAAATAAAAAAATTGACATGAAAATGACCGCGCGAGAAAAACTGTATAAAAAGAGCCACGACAAGATAGTCTTGTTGATGGCGCAGGGCTATTCCTTGACGAAAGCCAGAGAGTATGTAAGGGCGAAGACGGGATTGTCGCCCAACACCATTATCAAGATTACCCGTGACCTTTCCAACTGCGACTGATATGGCATACCAACTGAACAAGGAAGACCGGGACTATATCGTGCAGCAGTTGCGCTTGGCACTCCGCAAGGACATCAAGGAGATGCTGGAGGGCAGCAAGCAACCCGACCTCGTGTCGACGGAGGAGGCGGCAGCCATCCTGCGCATTCAGCCGAGCACGTTGAGGAGCATCGTTTACAAAGACCCCTCGCGCTACCCTCACATCAAGCGTGGGGAGGGCCGGAACGGCAGACTTCTCTTCGATAGAAATGCATTGTTAACCCGATAAACACAGATACTATGGAAAAGAATTTAACCACAGACGTTGCACGCGTCTTTGCCGCCAAGTATGCCGAGGGCAAGATGAGCACGGGCGAATACCTCGACCTGCTCGAGCGTATCCTCTATAACTCGACGGACTTCCGTATTGCTGACCACATCCTCTTGCACATGGCGGAGGTGGAACTGAGGGACGCAGCGAAGACTGAGGGTCGCAGAACAGATGTTAAGGACAAGTTGGAATTCGATTACAACGATGTGGCGCGAGACCTCGCCGCCCAGTATGCAGCGTACAAGATGACCACAAAAGAGTATGTCGACATGCTCCAAATAATCACCGAAAAAAACTCATTGGTATGACTGAGAAGGAACGTTCACAGGAACTCCTGCTGCTTGGTGCGTCGCAGAAGCAGTTTGAGCGTATGATGGATGCCGTAGACGGCACCCTGATGATAAGCAATGGCGACGATGTCAAGCATGTGTATAGCGGAGAACTGATGTCGAAGTTGTGCCGTGCGATAGCGAGAACCTTGGAGCAGGAGCGTATGCTCATCATGTCTCGCAAGGTGCGTGAACCTAAAACCTATGCCCTATGAGCCAGCAGCAGTTGATACATACCTACTTCGGGGACATGACACCTGAGGAGGTGGACGAACTTCTGGAGTGCGGCACCAAGGCCGACAAGATGTGGACATCGTGGAAGCAGATGGACTTGCAGCACGCCATGACCGATAGAGACTTCAGGAGAGACAAGAGCAGGGATAAGACCATGCTGAGTTAACACCAATAAACACACAACACAATGGAGATTTATAAAAAACTATTAAAGATTCAACGCGAGTTGAAAGCCCCGAAGACGCAGTATAACTCGTTCGGGAAGTACAAGTATCGCAATGCCGAGGACATCCTCGAGGCCGTGAAACCTATAGCCCATGCTGAGGGCTGCATCGTCCTTTGCTCGGACGATGTGGAAATCATAGGAGAACACTACTACGTGAAGGCCACCGCCGTGCTGATAGATGCTGACGGAGACGGCAAGGTTTGTGCCACCGCCCTCGCGCGCGAGGAGGAGGAGAAGAAGGGCATGGATGCGAGCCAGATTACGGGTAGCACCAGCAGTTACGCCCGCAAGTATGCCCTGAATGGTCTCTTCGCCATCGACGACAACGCCGACTGCGACACCACGAACAACGGCACCACCGCCAACGAGCAGCCCAAGAAGCAACCGGTCAATCGCAGGGCCAAGAAGGAGTTGACGGAAGAGGAGTGCAAGAAGTGGGCAGTATGGGAAGCCAAGGGGCAGAAGAGTAAGGAGGACGGCCGGTCGGCCAGAGAGGTGTTCTTGGAGAGATTCTTCGTGAGCGAGGAGCAACTGAACTACTTCGACGACATGGTGGACACCTTCAGGAAAGCAATGAATGTACAATAATCAAAAACAATAGACAATGAACATTAACGGAACAGTTATCGCTAAGACGCCCGTCATCGAGGGCGAGTCGAACAAAGGATCATGGATGAAGTGTGGCTTCGCTATCGAGACCACAGACGAGTATCCCAAGAAGGTTTACTTCACCGTCTTCGGTGAGGAACGTGTGTCCAAGGTGCAAGCCCTGCAGATGGGTGAGCCGGTACAGGTGCACTTCACGCCAGAGAGCCGTGAGTTCAACGAGAAATGGTACACCGACCTGAGAGCCTACAGCATCACGGGCATGTATGCCGAGCAGGACAAGCCTGCCTCCGCCCCTGCTGCCCCTGCCGCTTACCCTCAGGCACCCGCCCCTGCCCCTGCCAAGCGGACATCTACCAAGCAGGCTCCTGCCCCTGCCAAGCAGGTTACACTGGATGTGGACGATGACTTACCCTTCTAGACGATGAAAAGCATCTCCTCACAATCCTACATGCTAGTACGCCGCCACCTCCCTCGTCTCATCGAGGTTGCCAAGCAGAGCAGCGACCCGAGGGTCAGGGAGGCGCGTCGGCTGCTTTCCAACATGCTGGAGACATGGGAGCGGATGGAGGTTAAGGAGAACAAGAACCAACTCAAACTATTATAAGGTATGACCACGATTAAATACGCACGCTATGTGGTGGTGAACGAGCAGACGGGCAGCATCGCATGGTACGAGAACAAGAAGAGGGCTCAGCGCGCCGCCGATAGCGACATAGACAACACCCTCTACGACTACGACACCGACGAGCCGGAGACGATAGAGAAAGCCCTTGCCAACGCACGCAAGAACATGGGAGTGGAATAATGGACAAGACCAAGCACACATACTACAAGATAGACTGCGAGGACAGCAGGGCTCTGGGTCTCTCGGGGAGCGACAAGGATGTATACTTCTTCATCAGGTCGTACAAGGAGGGATGCACCATGAAGCAGCAGACGATGGCCGAACTGCTATGCATGGGCGAGCGCACGCTGCAGAGGTCGCTACTCTCCCTTGTGAGCCGTGGGCTTGTGGAGAAGGTGGCTGAGAAAAAGGTCAACGGTGGCAGCATCAACACCTACATGGTGGTTGACATGGAGACCGTAACCCTACGTCAAAATGACGTAGACCCCGACGCCAAATTGTCACCTACCCTACGTCAAATTGACGCCACCCCCTCCGCCATTTTGTCGCCAACCCTACGTCAAAATGACGCCACCCTATTATATAGTATGACACAAGGTAATGACACAAAGTATGATGACACAAGTAGTCGCGCGCGCGAGGAGGAGATGAAAAAAAATGGAGCCATCCTGACGGTGGCCGAACTTACGGAAGAGTTGCGCAAGGAGATTGCCGACGGCGGCTCGGTGGTGGAGAGCGCACAACGGCTCTACAACATCGGCAAGGAAGATCTTCTGGAATACGTGGGATGGTTTGAAGACAAACTGACGATGGATAAAGTGACTTACAAGTCGCGCAGCGACTACCGCAGACACTTCAACAACTGGCTCCGCATACAAGCCGAACAATTAATCAAGAGACAAGAAAGAAATGGCAAATATAGTAGTAGAACCGAGAACGCAGCAGACCTCTTCACTGAACTTGGTTGAGTTGCACCCAACGATGCAGGTGGCCTGCCGAGAGGCTAGTCAGATGGACAGCATAGAGGCCGTGGTGGCATCCAAGGGGATGCCCTCCATAGGGTCGTTGCAGAAGGTGGTAGGGGAGACGGACATCGAGAAGGTGTTCCGCTACCTGCTCGCCAAGATGAGAGAAGACCTGCACATCGACAACGGTCTGAGCAACGACAACATCCGCAATATCGCCAAGCGTCTCAGGACGGATAGCGAGATACGCTGGTGGCTCACCATCGCGGACGTGACCCTGCTATGCAGGAAGATTACCAGCGGGGAGTATGGCAAGTTCTACGGACACTTCTCGGAGGTGGAGTTCAACGAATGCTTGGCGAAGTACTGCCGCGAGCGGGCGGAGTTGCACCGTCTGGAAGCCGAGAAGGACACCCCCAACTTCGACTTGGCGACGATGGAGGAGGTAGCCTACACGGTGGACGAGGACGGCAAGTTGGTGGTGCCGGAGGCCGTTCAGGAGAAGAGACTGCCGCCGCCCTTGTACCTCTACAACAAGGACGGAAAGAGAACCGGGGAGAACCCCAAGGCATGGAGACAGAAAGCCTCTATCACCAAGGGCGACTACGCCATGAAGGTGTCGCGGATGCTGATGGAGGATGACAAGGGATTAGACCTTTCACAGGCCATAGAGCAGGCCGTCCCCATCGTGGAGAGGGGAGGAGACGATATGGGCGAGATAATCAACTTGGCAGAGGGATACGCCGCCAGCATGAATATCAGCAATCGCGTGGCTCTCGACAGGGCTTATGGGATGGTGACAAGGAAGAACAAGAAAAACGAATAGGGCTATGGAGATTAATGGGAAAGTGCATTGCTTCTTTGAGCAGAGCGGTACGTTCAAGCGCGAGTTTATCAAGTTGGGCATCCCGGCTGAGGACTACGACATCCAGAACAACTTTGGCGAGACCGACCACATGGACGACCTCTTTGCCGCCATCGAGACGGCCTATGAGGGGGGGGTAAGTTTATTCGATAACATCACGAAAGATGATTTGATTATGGCATTTTTCCCTTGCATATACTTTTCTTCGCTCAGTCAGATGGAGATGTCACTGACGGACGTGAATAAGCGTAAGATGCCGATGAAAGACAGGTATGCGTTTGTGCTCGATAGGTCGCGTAAGCGTCAGCAGTTTTTGGAGTTGCTCATAAAACTGATGGGAGTATGCGAACTCGGAGGGCTGAGACTTATAGTTGAGAACCCTTGGGCGATGCAGACCTACCTGAAGAACGGATTTATCAAAGCACCTGCATTCGTGGATAAGAATAGAACGTTGCGCGGCGACTACTTCATGAAGCCAACAGCCTATTGGTATATCAACTGTGAGCCTACACATGGGATGACTATCCAAAGGGACAAGAAGGTAGTTCGGGTGCGCGACGCGAGACCGGCACCAAGGGCAGGTATATGCTCCGAGGAGCGCAGCATGATCTCTCCCGATTATGCACGCAACTTCATCTGCGACTTCATCCTCGGCAAAAGACAAGAGATAGGACAACTGACAATTTTTTAATTAACCAATAAAACACAAAAAGACATGACAATCATTCACAAAAGAAAAGAGTACGAGATTGACGGGCAGAGCGTGTTCGTCGAGAAGTACCAACACAAGGAGATGAGAGTGCCGCTCTGGCGGTATGGGATGGGCAGCAGCGTGCTCAGGGATGGCCTGATGAGCAGACCCAACGTCAAACGAATATTCGGAGGTGTGGCATGAAGAAGATTATCGATTGGCATTATGCCTCCGAGAGCCCACAGACGAGACGGTTTGTAGCCGCATACATCAGGAAGGGACGCAGCGAGGACAAGATAACCTTTGAGGTCACCCGATACCTAGAGGACGGTCATCGCCCTTGTGAGACCGAACACGACGGAGGTCAGGAACTCTGCGTGGCATGGGCTTACTACGATGACTTCCTGAAGGGAATCACTCCCGAAATGATAAAGGACGCTAAGGCCGGTGCATGGCCTTGGTGGAAAGAAGACAGCACAAAAAGCAACATCAAGATTGGTGAAAATCCTTTCAGCGTTCATGACAACGAGCATGTGCGGCTGAATGGAAAGCCTATAACCAACGAGGAGGCCGAGAGGTTGCTTAATAAAAGAAACAAATAACAACACAAAAAACGCGAAGTTATGGAAGATTATAAAAAGAAATACGAAGAGATTTATGAAAGGATATCTAACCTTGTTCGTGACTATGACTGTGTGTCTGGTCTCATAGACGTTAGAGAAGAATTAAAGTCTATCCTTAACGAATCTCAAGAGGACAAGGACGAGAGAATAAGAAAAGAAATTCTAGAATATTTCCATCAATTTGAGAATGAGGAGTTGCGCAGAGTAAATATATCAGATTGGATTGCTTGGCTTGAAAAGCAAGACCCCAAAAAACACGAAGAGGAACTTGAGAAAGCATATAAGACTGCTGATGAAGTGCAGTATAGGAAATGGTATGAGGATGCAAAGCGTGAGTTTGAAAAGCAAGGTGAGCAAAAGCCTGCTTGGAGTGAAGAGGATGATGATAATATAATGATGATTGAAGATAGGTTAAGCGACTACCTCGACTATATCAGAGAAGACAGCACACTTACGAAGCACCAAAAGAACTGCCTAAAAGAAAAAGTTATCGGGTATGTGAATTGGCTCAAATCCATCAAAGAACGTGTTCAGCCAAAACAAGAGTGGAGTGAAGAGGATGAAGAAATGTTTGACGCTATTATTGCGGATATACAATTTACACAGAAAGCCCATACTCATGAAGTGAATCAAGTGGTTTATGAAAGAGAAATTGACTGGTTCAAATCCCTCAAAGAAAGAATGAAAGGAGAATAATATGACACAAGAAGAAAAAGAACTCTTATTAAAAGACCTTTGTGCAAGATTGTCGTATGGAGTTGTTGTTCAAGAACCAGATTATTATGAGGCTCCATTAACTATTGCAACAATGTCAGAGGTATTCTATAATGGTTTAGAAGTTAAACCATATCTCCGTCCAATGTCAAGCATGACTGAGGAAGAAAAGAAAGAACTAAAAGCAGACACATGTCCAGAAGGAACAGGATATTTTGATGAAAAATATCTTATATGTCCGATGAGTCATTATGGAGAACAAATTTCTTACGACTTTATGTCAGTTATATTGGAATGGTTAAACTCTCATCACTTTGATTATAGAGGACTGATTGGAAAAGGTCTTGCTCTTGAGGCTCCTGAAGGCATGTATAAATAAAAACTATTAAATAATATGAAACAGATTACAATCACAATCCCCGACAACTGCGAACTCAAGCAGGAAGGCGACAACTACACAATCGTCAAAAAAGTCGAAAAAGAAAAGAAACTCACTTATGAGGATGCTGCAAAAGAGATGTTTTTAAACAAACCTTTTTGGTATATAGAAAAGAATGGTGATATAGTTTCTGCTTATCCTCCTTCGTATGAAAGTTTTCTAGACGCAAATAACTGTACCTCAGAGAAACAAGCCGAAAAACTCCTTGCCATCAACAAACTAATGAATGTTGCTAAATACCTTAATGGTGATTGGCAACATGATTGGCGTAATATGAGAGAAGATAAAGTTTACTTTTCTATTTATTGTAACGAAATAAGACTATCTCAAACTTCATTAACTAATGATGGAAACGTTTATTTTAAGTCCAGAAAACTTGCCCAAGATGCACTAATCATTCTCGGAGAAGAGACCATCAGACTCGCACTTAGCAGCGATTATTAATCACTAAAACACAAAAGATATGAAGCAAGCAACGTATTACATCGACATTGTAAATGGCGAGCGTGTCATGTACAAGAACGAGCGCAAAGAAGAAGCCATCGTCGCCAGAGGTTATTTTGCCGTATTAGGCAGGTTCATGGATGCTCTCATGGCAACGCTCAAGTGGAATGATTATACCCTAGAGATTAAAATCAAAGGAAAGGAGGTGAAGATATGAGCAAGCAGATCTATCCTAGAAACGCATTCGAGGGCTCCGATGATGAGAAACGTGCCGGTGCCCTGGTCGCTATGACCTATCTCAACATGACTATCGCCATCGCCTACCTTGAGGAGACCAAGGCGATATTGGCTATGTATGGCAAGTACGAATTTGTCGCCAAGCAGGAATGCGAGCGAGCCATCAGGGCCTTCGATCGCTACCACAACACTCTCAACCAGTACCTCAAGTGCGACAGAAAGACCCAAGAGAACATCATGAATGTCTACGATGTCTTGAAGAAGGCTGAGGATGAGAATATCTTGGGCAGCATCGAAGAGTATAAGAAAAACTTTGAAGACCATGCAGACGATAATGACTAACGAGTGGACACCACTCACACATGGTTATCCCCCACAAGGGCGTGCCGTCCTTGTACGCTTGGAGTTTCCCGTGAGCAGGAGCGAGAAAGCAGAACACTTCGTGACGGCCATCTACAACGGCATCTACTGGATAGACCCCCTGACCCAGAGCAGGACACCGCTCCTGAAGGATGGCATCATCACCGATTGGTACATGTATGAAAAGTATAAAAAGCAACAATCATGAACAACAAGATCTTTATCTCGGGTCGCGTGACGGGCGACGACCATTATATCCAAAAGTTTGAGGCCGCTGAGGTGACCGTCAAGCGGTATTACTTCTTCGACCAGCATGGCGGCAAGGTTGCCGCGAGCACCGGCCGTTTCGGCTACGAGGTTGTCAACCCGACAACCCTCACGTTCCTCGACCTCCCTCTCTACCACCTCCCGTGGTCGGTGGCTTTGGTGGTGTGCATCTGGAACCTCATCAGGTGTTCCTCGGTGTACATGCTGGGTGATTGGAAGCAGAGCCGAGGGGCTACCATAGAGCATAAGGTGGCGAAATTGTTCAATAAGCATATCATCTATCAAGTCAAACCTGAAAAACAATTTTAAATCATGAAAAAGATTCTCAATATCCTGCGCCGTCCTTTCCGGGTGCAGTACAGACTTTCGGTATTATATAGGGGCGAGACAACCCCTCGGCAGCACTACGGCCTCAATGGCCGTATGCTGCGCAACATGGCAAAAAGCACAGAGAAAATATCAATCTACTGGACACTTTACAAGCGTGGCCCCTTCGGCTTGTCTGAGCGTGTGGTGGATTACAACAACTAGGGAGTTATGGAAGAGAAGAGACACATATACCAACTGGAGTTGACGGAGCGTCAGGCACGGCTGTTGTCGTATGCCTGCGACCGCATGGCACGCATCATCGAGGGGCAGGACAGGACGTATCAGGATATGATGGAGGCGGCATGGGAGAAGCGATGCAAGGAGGCCACAGGCAAGATGATGGACGAAGAGTGGGATGGTGGATGGTACAATATGCGTGCCGATGCTGAGCGGATGATCATGGAGATGAAGAAACGCTTTTGGGGGCTAGGCCCTAACGCCCTCTACGGAGTGAACTACGACGAGTCTGCGGACATCATCTGGGACATCTACCAAGTGATACGCCATCAGTTGTGGAAGGACAATCCCAGCCGTCGTTCCTATACGGTGGACGCACGCGAAGGGGTGCAGTTTGGAACGGAGCCGATGGCAGTCATCAAAAGAATAGACGATGATGGAGATTGACCGGATATATAACATGGATTGCCTCGAAGGGATGAAACTTATCCCCGACGGAACGATCGACGCGGTGATTTGCGACTTGCCGTATGGTACGACTGCTAACAAGTGGGACAGCATGATACCTATGGCAGAGTTATGGGAGCAATATAACCGTATCTGCAAACCAACGGCAGCAATCGTACTGACAGCCTCACAGCCGTTCACCTCCATGTTGGTGATGAGCAACCCTGACATGTTTCGCCACGAATGGATATGGATAAAGAACCGTGGCAGCAACTTTGCCAATACCGTCCGAGAGCCGTTCAAAGAGCATGAGGAAGTGCTTGTATTCAGCAAAGGTGGTTGGACTTACAACAAGCAAATGCAAGAACGCACGGGCGGCGGATTGGACCGCACAAAGTATAACTGTAAATTCGAGAGCAAATCCGACAACTATCGCAAATTCGCATCGAGAGAAAAGAATACACTTACCGAAATGCGGGTGCCTTCATCATGGCAGAAGTTCAATACCGAAACTGGTTTGCATCCGACACAAAAGCCAGTCGAATTGTTTGCTTACCTCGTCCGCACCTACACCAACGAGGGCGACACCGTGCTTGACAACTGTATGGGCAGCGGTACCACCGCCATCGCCTGCATCAAGGAGAAACGCCACTTCATCGGCTTCGAGTTGAACAGGGAGTATTTCGACAAGGCACAGAAACGCATACAAGCAGAACAATCACAACTGAAACTATTTTAAACGACCATGAAAGTAGGATTGATAGACGTTGACGGACACGCCAAGAAGAAGAAATGGGGAGCCACCATCTATCCCAACATCGCCCTCTGCAAGATAGCGAGGTATCACAAGCAGCAGGGCGATGAGGTGGAGTGGGCTATCCCGTTCTTCCACTATGACCGCATCTATAAGTCCAAGGTCTTCAACTTCACTCCTGACGACCTTACCTGCTACGATGCCGACGAGATTATCTGCGGAGGGACTGGATATGACCTCACGAGCAAGTTGCCCGATGCTATCGACCGCACACAACCTGACTACTCCATCTATCCCAACGTCCCAAGCGACACGGCCTATGGTTTTCTCACCCGTGGATGCCCGAACAAGTGTCCGTGGTGTGTGGTGCCGAGGAAGGAGGGAGCCATCGTCCCTTACATGGACATCGACGAGATCGCCATTGAGGGCAGGCGGAAGATTGTCCTGATGGACAACAACATCTTGGCGGCAGGAGACTATGCCGTTGAGCAACTCAACAAAATCATCGAGCGAGGGTACAAGGTGGACTTCAACCAAGCCCTTGATGCCCGATTGGTCACCGATGACTACGCCCGTCTGCTGGCCAAGGTGAAGTGGCTCGACAACAACCGCATCCGTTTCGGCTGCGACACCCACAAGCAGATTGAGGAGTGTGAGCGAGCCATGGAGATGATAAACGGCTACGGCTTCACAGGGCAGTATTTCCTCTACACCATGCTCAACGACAACCTCAATGAGTGCTACGACCGCGTCAACTATTGGTGGAAGAGGATGAGGGAGGTGAGGGAGAAACACGAGGGCAGGCAGGTGTATGCCTATGCCCAGCCGTATAGAGATCCAGACAATCCACACCGACCCATCCCACAATGGCAGAAAGACATGGCCGGATGGGTGAACAAGAAAGCGCATTTCGTAGCGCATTCGTTTGAGGAGTTCACACCTAGAAAAGGTTTTAAATGTAAACAATATTTTGAAAATGAAGTATAGCAAATTTATATCTCGGAAAGAGGCTGCAGCGATGCTCGATGTGCATCCGCAGACCATCACCAACTATGCCGCCAAGGGTCTTATCAAGATACGGCGGACAAGTAAAGGTCACCATAATTTCCGCTTCAGCAGGGCGGATGTGGAGACGCTGGCAAGCCAGTTGGAAGACATTGTCACCATCGAGACACGCATCGACCGCTACAAGGCCATGCTGCAGACACAGGTGGACGAACTGGAGAGGAAGATTAGCATCACGAAGGGTCTCATGGACGAAATGGATGAAGAGTACAAGACCATGGGCAGTTGCTCTGCTAGTATGTTCAGGGCGTTGTTTTCCCTCTACCTCCCTCCGCTCTCGGAATTCAGTGAGGAGTTGACTATCCTCGATGCCGCCATGAAGTACGGCGTGAAGGGTGCTGCTTATAGGTATAGGAAGAGCCGAGGGGAGGTAATACAGAGTCTCAATGCCGTGCGTCGTGCCATCCTTGACCAGCCCACCATCGCCAGTCTCAAGAAGCAGAATGCTTCCATTGTGGCCGAGCATCCCGTGCAGCGCGATGACGACATGGCCGATATGTGTGTTTCCGACGATGTGCTGGACATGAAGGTTGCAGACCTATCTATCTCTGTCCGTCTCCGCAATTGCCTCGAGGCTGCAGACGTCCACACCGTGCGAGACATCTTAGACCACACGCGCCTAGACCTCCTGCGATACCGCAACTTCGGCCGTGTGACGTTGAGAGAGTTGGAGTCTCTGCTGGCGAATATGGGGCTACAACTCAAACGGCCTTTTTAACTCATATAATTTTCCTTCGCCTTTTAGGTAGTATCTTTGCCGCCAAAAACAAAGAATTATGACAAAAGATATTAATTATAGCGGGCTCAGCACCGTCCCCTCCGACTACGAGGCTCCCGACGGTGCTCTTGCCGTCTCGCTCAACCTCATCAGCGAGGATGGACACATCAAGCCCTTGCCGCAACCCTCTGTGGTTTGCACCCTGCCGGTGCGCTGCAGCGTGGTCTTCATCCACAAGACCTCGGCATTCACACACTACATCATCTATGAGGACAACACCGACCAGATGGGTAACGGAGAGACGCTCCATTGGGTAGGGGAGGAGGATATTCACGATGGTCGCACGGTGGCGGACATCATCGCCAACAATAGTCAGGTAGTTCACGACTACGGCCTCCACCCCGTCGAAAAGGTTATCTCGGTGGGCAACACCCTAGAGGTGATGTGTGACGATGGCGTTCACTATTCGTTGTGGAAAGGTGACGAATACAAATACCTCGGAACGCACATGCCTGAGTTGCCGCTGTCGTTCGGCCTGCAGGGCGAGACGAAAGGAGACGATACTACTAGTGTCAGCGAGGCAAAGCATGTTTATCTCAAGAGGAATCATGAAGTGGTGAGTTTCGACATGCCGGATGAAGGAGGCAGCCTAGACTTGGAAAACACCTCTGCCGAGATTGACTATATCACGGAGCAAATCTTGGCGCGAGCAAACAAGTTCATCGCCGAAGAGGGTACGGAGAAGGGCAAGTTCATCTTCCCGTTCTTCGTGCGCTACGCCTATCGCCTATACGATGGCAACATCACCATGCACTCCATGCCCGTGCTGATGACTACCAACTCCCATCTCGCACCTGAGATGTTCATTGTGCAGACACATAACCCGGGGATTGTTGGATATGATTACATGTACACCCGTCTTGGAGGTCTCGTCTATGACCTCGACTATTGCTGTATATCGCAAGCGGCCAAAGACACCTTGGAAGATTGGAGCGACATCGTTAAGAGCGTAGACATCTTCATCTCGGCACCCATCTACACCTACAAGCAGTCTGGCAAGGTGGACACCATCATCAACTATGCAGCGTCACTCAAGGGTAAAACAAAAGCCTTGATAGCATCGGATGAAAGTTTCCATTGCAATCATGACCGCTGCGCAAGCATCATCTTCGAAGACCTCACAGGGCGGACTTATGCCATTGGCTTCAATGGCGGCTACGAGTTCCAGTTGCCCATGTATTCCAAGGAAGAGTACTTCGAAGCCTTGACGAGCGTCAGCAACTTCTATTTCCTCAAGAGCATCGCCATTGCCGACATAGCCACAGAGCGCGAGGTCGTCAAGGTGCCTGAGAACTACCTGCAGTCGCTTACCTCTCGCGAGGTGATGACGGAGGACAACGGCTCCCATGATACCCTTGTTCCGTCCTACATGCAGAGTCTCAACTCGCGTCTCCTGATGGCTAACATCGAGAAACATCTTGCCCGTCCCTTGCCTGCAGTATGCTACACGCCTTTGTATTTTTCCGTATCAAACCACCTGCCTGTATATTATGATACGTGCGTATACATATATATAGAAAAGGAAGGCCAGCAGTATGTGGTGAAGACCTCGGTCTCGCAACTCGGCTACGACCTACCCTTTGATTTCTTCTACTACCCCGACCCCGACGCCTACAAGGCGTTGTTCTACCATGAAAGGAATGGCGGCAGTGTCTACATTGGGGAGATGGATTTGAAAAAGCACGACTTCCTTCCGGGTGCGTTCTGCAGTTTATTGTATGACCCCAACCCGTCCGTTACGCCAGTGAGCAGCGTGCCGGAGGAGAGCGGCGACATCGTGGTTAGCATGCCCAACAAGATCTATAACTCGGAGGTCAACAATCCATTCTTCTTCCCCACAACGGGC